CTTTAAGGCTTCGCCTTAGACCGCCACACCTCGCTCGCCTCTGCCGATTGTCTTGCAGTTGTTTGGCACTCCCCCCATAGGGGGAGCCGGTTGACGTTGCTCGCTCAATCTCAGCCATCATAGCACCCGATTTCTTGCAACCAACGTGACCACCGCATTAGCAAAGCTAATATGCTGTCGGAGTCCGTAGGACTTAACGTGTTCGCATCATGTCAAAGAACGATTGAAAATTTCTGAGGAGCTACCTCAAATTTTCTGCCACAAAGTAAAATTGGGATTTGCAAAGTTCCAAAAAAGTTTTTTGAAAAAGTTTTGTCTCAGTATTTATATAAGGTACGCGAGGAGCTAAAGTAGTAACTAATTGATTATCAGTTACTTAAAAAATTTGCATTTTTCTGAAAAATAGTGTTTTAAGGCAGTCAGAAAAAGAGCCAAAAAGGTCAAAGTCAAAAATTAAGTTAAATTAAGCTAAAAATCGGAGTTATTCATATATAATAAGGTTGCAAAATTCAAAATTCTTGACATATCAAAAATTTATAAAGTTCATAAAATACTGAAACAAAGGCTTTTAGGCAATGAGATAGACCCAAAGACGACCTTTTAACATTTATTAACGTCTTAACATTTGTTAACATAGTGGTTCACTTATGGTAAAAGTGAAACATTTTAAGTCCAAAATTAGCGGTAAAGTGTTCATTATCAATAAAATAGGAGGGTGGGTGCTTCACTTGTTCTTCAAGGCAGATATAAATTTTTCCGAAATTTTGAAATTGGTTTTCTTAACATTTAGTAACACTTAAAATTTGACAAAACAGAACACACAAAACTACCTCAGAACCCTCAAACATCAAAATTTTCGTTTTAAGCCACTTTTTCGCTCCAGCCTTAACAACTACCCACCCAACACCAAAAAGTCGCTCACAAGTCCTAAAAACAGGCAAATCCGCATATTCTCCACTATTATTTACCCACACAAAAACCACCAACCAATTTTGGCTCGAATTTCTCGAAAAATTTTCCACCACCCCAAAATTCAAAAAATAACTTCCCAAAATTTTTCCCGACCTCACTTTTCAGATTGGATTTCCTGAAGCTGTCATCGCCGCCGCCAGACTTGCCACTTCAACCAACCACGACCGTGAGCAGCGACCGCCATGCCACCGCCACCGTGAGCCGAGCCGGGGCGGGCCGCCCATTTTTGAAAGCGTTTAGTTGCCGAATTTACGAGGTAACTAAACAGAAAAATAAAAAACAATAAAACAAAAATTAAAAAACAGATCAAACAATATTTTTATTAAAAGCTGGAAGTATGTCTTATAACTTTAAAATCAAACTTCAAAAAACAGACTTTAATAAATAATTAAAAGCTGGAAGTATGTACCTAAATTACAAAAACTTTAAGAACTACCACTAAAAAGACTTTTAAAAAAGGACTGGAAGTGGGAGCTACGTTGTTAATACTCCTATAATCTCCCTTCAGTGGCTTTCACGGGCGCGTGCGCAGTGAGCAAAATTTTATATTTTCGAGCCCTTGGGCGAGGAAATGGAAAATTTTGTGAACTGCTTCTCTCTTTTTATTTTTTATTTTTATTTTTTCTTTTATTTATTTTCTTTTTATTCTTTTTCTGTCCCTTTTTCTTTTTTCTTTTTTTCTTTTCGTTTTTGTTTTTCTTTTTGGTTTTTCTCTCTTGCGGCAGCGGCGGCGCACCGCACCCCAAAAATAGAAAATGCGCCGAGCTTCACAACCCAGCGCACCAAAAACAAAATTATCGTATGGAACATTTGTGGCTTCAGGAATATCCACCGAACACAAAACTTGAGGTTCCTATCCAGTGGACCAACGGACGAGGAACGTTCGCCCTTCTTTCCTTCCTGTTTCTCTTTCTCTGCTTTTCCCATTCAAACGTGTAGGGAGCCGCTTGCTTGAACGGCAGCTCAGTGTGGGTTGGGAACCCCATCAAGAGCCATGCCCCGAATATCATTTCAGTTATCATATTACTTTTGCTTGGTTGGCATAGCACCACTGCATACGCCATTTGATTATTGGATTGAGCTTGTTTGTTATGTCAAGTGGGCAAAACGAACAGGCATTGAATGTCTCGATCGCAATGAACTTGTGCAACGACTCTCCGCTCTCAGGGTCTTTGCCATAACAGTGGATATAGATTGAACTCATCTGAAGGGGATATGCCGAGAAATCTTTCCACCGCATTTTCATCAGTGTCGCCCTGTCCATTACTTGAACTCGAATTTATGGTCCGGCACTATCAGTCCCTGCTGCTGCTTCCACCCCTTCTCTGTCCTCAGCTTCTGGAATAGCTCTATGAGCCTTACCATTGTGGCATCGTCACACCTTCCAAGATGGAAATACACACAACCGTCAATGTTGCGGCAGTCCTTTATGGTCTTGTCAACGCACTTCAGGACTTTCTGCCCGTTCTCAAATGCCGGCTGAAAATTGTAGTCGGATAGTTTGGAGTCGAGTGCAACCACCGTAAACCCATTCAATTCCTGATACTCGAAGTGAATCGGTCTGCTTGTGTCAATCTTTGGTTTATTCATATTCTGTCAGTTTTGATTTACATTGTTGTCATCAGTCATATTCCTCTTCTTCAATCGGGTCGTGTTCTGGAGGCAGGATCTTGTTGTTGTAAGCCTTCCAGACGTCCTCCTTGGTTATGTTGAGTATGTTTCTTTTTCTCATATTCCTCCTGATTCTTGCGTAAATGCCTGGATTCTCGCCTTCAAGAACGTCATTGAGGTGTTGTAAGGCTTCATAGTTCACGGATCTTATCTTTCCGTTGCCTTTCATTCCGTTCTTCTTCTCTATCAGGAGTCCCGATTTTCTGAGACTGACCATTGCATTGTTTATGGTCACATCGGTGACGCATATTCTTTTTGCAATGTCCTTTACTGCAAGAGAGCAGCCTCCGTTCTTCATCATTTCGTCCATCAGTACCGTGATAATCATCAGCTCGACGTGGTTCAGATAGAAAATGAGCGCCGTGGGCATCGGGGTTATCTCTCCTGTAAAGACTTCCTTCATTTCAGTGTTTGCGACCACCTCGTAACTTATCTCAGGCATTACGAGCGTGTTCTGTCTCACCTGTGCCGCATTGAATTTTATGTTCACAGGGTCTGGTTTTGCTTTCGGCAATCTCCTTGGATATGCTTTTTTCATTTTATGAACATTAAAAATCCACTGTTTTCATCAATTTTGAGGGCAAAAAATCAAATAATATAAAAAATTACCCTTTCAAACGCTAAATATATAAATAAATCTTTATTTTTAAATAGATTTTTTGTAATTTTGCAGCTATTATTAGACAGATATGAAAACATTAGAGCAGATAATACGATATACGTCACATTGCAGTTTCCAGGACGATGACTGGCAGAAGGTTCTTAACTTCTGTAGGGAAAGATATTCTGGAGGAAAACTGCATAGGGCATTGTCGCCCATTTCGGAATCCACTTTTGAGGAGTTTCTGAAATGGATAGACAATGGCTTCGGTTCTGGCGATATTGTCCGATACGGTCACACGTCAGGAATAGTCGGCAGCTCCACTCCTGACAGGACATACCTTGCCGCATACCTTGACTTTGACGGAAAACTCATTGTCAAGGAGCTTGACGTATTCCCAGGAAAGCTGATACGTCTGATAGGCGATACAGGCAGTCATTTTGAGCAAGCTATGTTTGAAAACAAACTGGATTTCTCGCCAAGAGTCGGAAGAATGGTTAAAATGTACATACCCAAAAAATTTTCATACGCTACTATGTATGACAAAAAGACTTGTCAGTCATTGATTGGAATGTACTTGGAATCAGATGATAAGGGCAATTATCATTTTTCCGCAATCATCAACTCTGGAAAGCTGTTTTTTGACCACTATGTTCCTTCAAACTGTACACCACTGAAGCCATCGTCACAAAAAGAAATCAAGCTGCTTCATCAGATTGCGGCAAAAAATGGCTACATATTGAATGGAAGGACCTGTCAGTTTGTAAAAAGCATCAAGAGAGGCGAGAAAAATTCTTATTGGTATATTAATGACAGGTTTGAGGTTGTTGCCGACAAGGATAATGGCTCAAAAAAGCACAACGATCGTTATGATGTTGGCAATTACTTTATAGATTATACTGAGGCATTGCTGTTTGCAAAGTCTATCATAGAAAAAAGAAAAGGAGGGGATTAACCCTCCTTTAATTTGTCAATCGGTTTGAAATTGCCTTTTAATGCAACCTCGTACCAATAATCTTCAGCTTCCTTTTCAGGTATGCTTGTCGCATAAGATGGCTGTTCAGCTTCGTCATTCCATTGCTTCACTTTCAGTGCAGAGAATGTGTACAATCCTTGTGGTCTCTGGCGGAACTTTGCCTTTTCCGTAAGGCAGCTATTAATGTCGCTTTCCTCAACGTATATATGCTTTTTGTATTTTTGAAGGAACTCAAGCATATTTTCGTGTTGATGTTTGTTATAGAACAATGCCCAACAGTACATCACGACCTCCATATCGGTCAGCTTATCCCAACCATTATGTTCATCATCCTCAGCAAGCATTATGACTTGTCTCAGATACTTTTTGTTTTCTTTGAACTCGTCAAGCTCTGTCTCATATTTCTTGAGTGTTTCATTCACAGGGCCTGCAAGGTTTAGTATGCCATCTTTTTCAATGATATAATTATCATCAACAGATTGGAAATTGAATATCTGAGGGAGTCTTTTTGAATCAAAGGCATTCAGTTTCCTTATGGAATACCTTCGCTCCCAAATATCAACTTGCTTTGAGTTTCTTGCGGCATCGTTGAAGCTGTCTGCAATTTCAACAGCCAATTTGTCAACTATGCTCTTTGGAACTTTTTGCCCCCACATTGCATCGCGCCCCATAATTATCTCGTCATCTTCATCTGGAGAGGCAACCTCAAACAAGCAGCTTAGGGCGTAGGCAGCGTGCAGCATATATGGCTTGTCGCTAACCTCCCAAGGCTCATACAACAATATGTTGATATTATAATCGTTATATCTTTCGTACTTCTGATTCATAATCACTCATTGTTGTTTGGGGCAAACATCTGCACCACCTTGCCTTTATCACTTTTTGGCTCATCATTAGGGTGTGTGTCAGCCATTACGTTGTTGATTGCAGTAATCAGCCTTGTCATATACATTGACTTGTTCCTGATGATGTTCGTCACGTTCAGAAGCAATATTCTGAAAAGAGCCTCGCATATCTGACTTGACGTTGTGTGGATCACGGTGAATATGGCCATTGCTATATTTTCGTGATTTCCAGTGAGCATAGATGAAAACTGTCCGTCCTTGTGGGCAATTATCATCACGTCAGCATCGTCGCCCATTATTTTCTTTGCTTGGGCAAGCAATTCGTTGGTTTTTTCTTCCATTTCATTTTCGTTTTAATTGTTCTAATATTCCTGTCAAATTCTTGTTTACACCTCTGATGTGGCGGTTGATTGCATATACCATTTTTCGGCAAACGCTTTTTGGATCTTGAGTTTTGCTGAACTCCTTCATTTTGTCCATCATTCGTTCCGTTGTCAGAAGATATTCACTGAATATTTCCTGGAACGTATCGAACGGCACAGCCTTGAATGATTTCTTTGGCACCCATTCAAAGATACAAGTGCTTGTATGGCATATAAGATACCCTATCTCGTTGCCATCATCAGAATCTGAATAAATTTTGATGTTCGCCTCATTGTTCCTTGCATCAGACAATGCCATCTGTTGCACTGTCACAACCTCGTTGATGAGATACTTTTTCATTCGATTACTGATTTTAAGTGTTCGATAAAATTGTTTGCTTCGTCCTCATTTTGGAAGATAGCATCTTGCTCTACAAGGTTGCCATTCTCATCGAGGCAATCTTTTTTAGCCGGAATAAATCCGAGCATAAAAGTTTTCTTCATTACTACTACCGCAACCTGAGAGTTGTCTGTCTGCGAATATACAGGCATTATCCTGTACACCGCCCTGAACCGATTTTTTATCATGCTTGTTCATTGTTTGTATCACTGCTTTCATCAATTCGTATTTCTGAAAAGTTTATAAAATGTCTGCAAATCTCATTCTTGGGATTCCAGTTCTTAGGAGGCTTGTTATATGCGCCGATACTGTCATTCTCAATGCTGAGGTCGTATCTGAGGCACATATACCTGTTGAAGCAAGCCCTTGCGCTGCATTTATTTTTATGGGCTTTCAACCTCTTGTAGGCTCGTTCAGTAATTTCTGTCATTGTAGGCTTCAAATCCTTTAAGAATCTATCGGGAACGGTTCCGATTGACCATATATCATTTGAGCATAAGACAGACCAGTCATCACGCATAAAGTATCTCATCTTGCCGCCTCCTCCAAGGTGTAGTGACTTGTCCTTTTTGTCTGACGGTGGGAACACTTGCAGTGCCTTATGACCAAGTATTTCAAGATTTCTTGGTGGATAGTTGATGAGGTCTTGCCAAAATGCACAATCAAAGCATATACACTTTTTATCCATCATTTCAGTAAGCCTTCCATCAGCGTCATATCCCTGCATTAGGAACTTTTTGCCGCAGCATTTGCAAGTTTTCAGCCCCTTCAGCAGCTTGCTTCTAATCATTCTCATTATATCTCGATTGAATTGAATATTCCAGCTATTTCATCATCACGTATTCCAAGATATATCATCGTGGTATCAAGATTATTATGCTTGAATATCCTGTTCAGATATAGAAGGGCTTCATTGCTACGGCCGCTTTTCTCGTACACATATCTTCCGAATGTTTTTCTGAATGTATGAGTACTAAAATTTTCTATGTTGAGGTTGTATTTTCTCACCATTCTTTTTAACCTCCTGTTGATATATTGAATGGACACGACTTTTTCGTTGTTGGTTTGCCCACCCAAGATATAGTCTGATTTTTTGGGTTTGCCCATCTTTTCATAGAGAGTGGAAAAATGGTCTGAGGCATTTGCGCCAATGGGAATGATATGCGTCTTTCCTGTTTTTTTTGCAGTGATTAGGATGCTTTTCTGGTCGAGAATATCTATCCACCTCAATCTGCTTACATCAGAAAAACGCAAGCCTGTACAGAACGACAATATACAGTATGCCGCCCACCAATACCTTTTTTCGTTAATTAGCGACTGTACCAGTTTTTGATAGTCGCTGAACGGCAGATAGTCAGCCGTTGTAATGCTTCCCTTTTTACTCATACGATAACTTTTTATTGTTTTTGGCTGCAAAAGTACAAGAAAAAAGTGAAACTGCAAAATATTTTTGTAAATAATGCAATTAAATTATGTTAATTCCCTTATAAGTTATTGGTAATCAGTTTTCAAAGCCTCGCAAACATTGTTAATATACGTGCGTACCTTATATAAAAAGGGGAAGCAATTTCTTGCCTCCCCACAACCATAATAGAGAAATGATTATTTTGTGCCCGTGTGTCCCATGCCGCCCTCGCCACGTTCTGTTTTGTCAAGCTCATCAACAAGAACAAACTCTGCCGATTCGTGCTTGGCGATTACCATTTGGGCGATACGCTCCCCAGAATTAATAGTAAAAGGTTCTTGCGATAAGTTGATAAGAAGAACCTTCACCTCTCCTCGATAGTCTGCATCAACCGTGCCCGGTGTGTTTAGGACAGTGATGCCATGCTTTAGGGCAAGACCGCTGCGAGGACGTATTTGAGCCTCATACCCGACAGGAAGTGCAATGTATAATCCTGTACCGATAAGGATGCGCTCCATTGGGTTGATAGTGACAGGCTCTTCGATGTTTGCTCTCAAATCCATACCGGCACTTTGAGGAGTTGCGTAAGCTGGAGTTTGCTGTTTGCCTTTGTTTATTAATTTAATTGTAACCATTACTTGTTGTTTTTGATATACTGGAGATATTCACTCTCCAGCATTGCCGTTGTTTTAATCATTTGTTTGGTGCTGTATATTTTTCTGTCAACACCAATTTTTGAGTCGAACTCAAATATTGTGAGATTTCCGATGTCATCAGGCTCAAAATAAAAGTCTGGCGGCATGGCTCTCCAATACTTCTTACCTACTGAAATAATCTCTCCATAGGCAGCTTTGATAAGTGATTGCCTCAATGTCTTGGTCATTGAAGCTGCTGCACTTATTGAGCTGAATACAGCCACAAGGACGTATGATGAGTCAAACGCTGCTATTTGGGTAGGATTATTGTTCGTTTCCTTCTTCATCTTGATTGCGTTGATTGATGATTTCCTGAAGGGATTCGGACGGGATTCTGCTCATTGTAAGGCTGTACACGAAACCATCGCTGTAGGCAACGCCTCTTGAAAGAACATCGCCTATAAGATTGTTGAAGTAGATGCACATTTCCTTATTGCAATAAGCAAGAAAGACAAAAGTCAACTCAGATGCCACAAGAACGTGTCCATTGTCTTTGTTGATATAGAACAACTCTGACGTTTTTACTTTTTCCTCATCTACAAGGTGTTCGATGTAACGCTTGTTCATTCTCATGAATACCTTGTAATCTATTGGCTCAAGCTCGTTCTTGTCAAAGTATTCTGTATAATCAAATACAGCCTTGTTCTCGCCTATTTGACAGAACATCAGTCCATTGACTTCTGGAAGAAGCTCTTCAAAAGTTTTTCCTTCAAGATTAATACTGTTTGTCTTGTAGTCCATTATCCGAAAATTTTCAGAGAAAGTTGATCCATAGACTCGAATGAGGCTGGAACAAAATACATTGAGTTTGCCTTGTCGAACTTTACGTTCGTCACTGCGTAATCATCTTTGGAGTGTCCATAAAAGTCAAGGATTTCCTTTGCCTTTTGAGTTGCGTCAGCAGGATCGTTGGCAGGAATAAAGTAAGTGCCCTTGAAGTCTTTTTCTTTTTCAGCCTTGTTGCCGAAAATAATTACGTCAACAGCATAAAGACCGTCCATAGCATCAGTGAAGCTGCAATTTACAAGACCGCAAGTCAACGTGTTCGCCTCATTATCCTTTTCAATGAGGTCATTGACATAAAGCTGGCTGCGTGAGAACTTGCATTTCACAATCTCATACGGAACGTTACCAAACTTGTCAAATCCGTACTGTTTGATGATGGAGTTCAATACAGCCTCTGCATCTGTGTAGTTTTCGCACTCAGCAAGGATTTCTTCCTTGACCTTTTCCATTTCGCCTGTTTCTTGGTTCTCTGCTTGATAGGCGACTTTCAAGCGGAACATTGTTGATAAACTGTCCATAATATAATAATTAATAAAGTGTACTCTTAATATAATAGTTTATTATGTACACTTAGACTAAGGCATTTAACACTTAGATAGCATATAACTAACTATAAATCAGCGATAAAATTTTTTATTTTTTTTCGATTGATGTACATTTTAACATTTTATGGTGTTCATGTATTCGCTAATGTTGTGTACACCAAATCTATTAATAATAAAATTTGTCACAATGAGAAAAAGAACTGAAAATAATTCCAATGGAGCCTTCTTTGCTGAGGAATCTCTTGTATCGTATTTTAACCTTGTAAAAAAGACAATACAGGAGTACACTGAGGAATTGACAAGAAGGTGTCGATATAAAAGTGTTGTTGGTCAGGTTGATGACGGAACGGTAATGGACGATCGTTCAAGGCTTATTGACTTGTATGAGTCTTGCTATATCCAAAATGCCCATCTGCAAGGAGTGATGGAAACACTGATGTCTCAGCTTGTGGGTAAGAGGTATATGATGGCGCGCGAGGATTCAAACGGAAAATGGATTCGTGACAATGAAGCCTCAAAGATTTGTATGGGAACTCAGTTTGAGAAAATCATACAGGCGGTTGTCGAGTCAAAGATGTATGGATATTCCCTTATTGAGATAATGCAGGACATCAACCCTGATACAGGTACTTTACGTGAAGTAAATATCATTGAAAGGCGCAATGTGCTTCCGGACCAACGAAGGGTTGTACAAACTTGTCATCAGTGGGCTCCAGGTTGGAACATTGACGATGACCAATATAAGCACAACTATGTTCTTGTGAATAGCGGCACTTTTGGATTGTACGCAGCTACCACTCCGCTTATACTTGGTCAAAAATACACTTTAAGCAACTGGATTAACTTTGCCCACACTTATGGTCAACCAATTATTCATGGTAAGACCGTTGCTGAGGATAGGGAATCAAGGAAGAGACTTGCAAGCAAGATAGCTTCAGCTGCCCAAAACAAAGTTCTTGTCACAGGTAAAGATGATGATATTGACATTAAGGCTTTTACAATGTCAAATTCTGAAAAAATATATGATAGTTTGATTAATTATTCCAATAAGGAAGTATCAAATCTTATTCTTGGTTCAGAATCAATGGCAGGAGCGACACAGGCCTATGTTGGCTCTACAAAAGCTCACGAGGATATATATCGTGCAAGAATCAACAGTTACAGAACATACGTTGAAAACGTAATGAACGAGCAAATACTTCCTATCCTGAAGTATTGGGGTCTTATTCCACAAGACGTATATTTCAAATATAGCAATAAAATTGAAATGTCTGATGAGAATAAGATAAAGCTCTATGATATGCTTACCAACAAATACGAAATCGAGCCTTCAGAAATCAACAAGGAATGGGGAATCGAGGTTGGCGAGCAAAAGAACTTTGAAAAAGGCTCTTCTACATCTTCTGTCAATTATGGCGACGATGACGATAATGGGGGTAATCGAATGAGTGATGAGGAGTATGAGAAACGCTACGGGCATCCAAGGGGCAGAATAAATTTTCTGTCAAGGGGTCAGTAAAAGGCAGCTGCACCTCTAAAATATCACAGCGCATACAAGCTGCAATGTCTGATGATGAGAAAGCACAGCATGAAAGTGAGTATAAAGCGCTTCTCGCCTTGTTTATTTCATTACTGAAGAATCTGAATACTGACTCTAAGGAGGAAGCATTGTATGAATTGTGTGAGTTGAGAGCAGAATTTGCAATAAATCATGCCTTAAAGGGTATGAATCTTAGCGTGGACGAGGCTCTTATGCTGCTTCAGAATTATGATGATGAAAATCTAACTCAGAGGGACAAAGATATAAGAGATAGGGTTGTGGCGGCTGTCAACAATCTTATAGACTTTGCCGTATGCGAAGAGTATCAGCTTTATATTGAGGTATCTAAAAAGGTCGGTGACAACGATATTGACTTTAATTCTGAGGATTATGAGGATATTGAGGATTTGTGCGACAAGTACAACGATATATATGCCGCAATAGAGAACTCGGATATTGAATATGCAATGGCTATTGCTGCCTGGTGGGTTGGTATAGCCAAGGCTGAATATCTTGTGTATTGGACCCAAAACGACACCAAGGTTCGTCCGTGGCACATGGCATTGCAAGGCTATGCTGCACCGCGCGATGAGTTCCCTGCTTGGATGATACCACCTATTGAGTGGAATTGCCGTTGTTTCCTGACAACCATAGAACAAGGCGCAATGGGTAAATCTTCAGATATTAAAAAAGTGGTTGGTTCAGCACTAAAAGTCAAAAAGCCTAACCAGTTAAGTGACATATTCTCTGAATCTGTTGCAAAATGTGGCAGGATATTCAGTGATTCACACCCATATTTCAAGGTTAAGAGTGCTGACAAGGATATGCTCGATGGATTTGTTCAAAGGATAAGGCAAAAGTATTATGGCGAAGAAGTTTGATATTTCCAAGTTTAAGGAAAGTGCCGGTCGATTATACAGAAATGAGGGTACTGTTCAAAATCCCGCTTGGTTTAGGGCGAGCAGAAGCGAGACTGAAAAGTATTACAAGTATATCAACGGTACTGGAAATAAGTCTGCGAAGGCTCCGTCTAACTTGATGAAAGTGGAGCCTCGCTTCAAAAAATTCTTTGGCTCAAGCACAAGACTTGTTGGTGCGAACGGTCGAATAGTCAGTTGGGCCAGACCACTTGCCTTAAAAGGAGGCTCAAATCCTGTATATGGTTGGGACCGCGTGAAATATGTCAATGAATCTGGAAGGATAAGAAAGGATTCTTCTGGAAGATTTTGGGGAGCAAACCTGAATAAACTCAATAAAAAAGACATAGGCAAAAACGGAATTGGAATGGGCGCTGTCTTGAATGGCAGCAGAGAGTGGATAAGACAGATACGCATCAGTATGCACCAACTTACCGTCAACGCTGAATCCTTCAGAATAGCAGTTGGAAATCGTGCAATTAAAGTATTCCAAGATTCCATAAAATATCAGCAATTCTGGTCATCAGATGGTAAAAGATGGGCGGCATTGTCGAGTTATACTCTCAAAAAAAGAGCAAAAAGACACACGGGTAGCCATATTTTGAAAGAATATGGAGATTTATATAATTCAATCAAATTGAACCCAACTGCGAGTAAAGGTCTGACAAGAATATATACTGATGTTGTCAATGCAAATGTGTCTCATCACAAGAAACATTCTATTTGTTATGCCGGATACCACAACGACCCACGTCCAGGAGATACTTATGGTAAGGGGTTTGGCACAAAACGGCCTAAAAAATATATAAGGAGGCAGTTTATTGGGTTCTCAGATAAAATTGACTCTTTTGCATTTAGCATTATGAAACGATACCTGTTTGACAGTGTGTTCTTAATCCGAAAAGTTTAATCTATTATCAATAAACGTAAATATGATTGTAGATAAAAAAAATAATAAAGTAATCAGCGGCAATAACACAAGTATCGTTGCAAAGCCTGAAATACCTGAGCAAGAGCCTGTTGAGGTTCCTGTTCAGGTGGAAGCCAATGGTCCTATGGACGTGCTTAATGCAATGAAGGAAATATTACAAAGTGTTGTGTGGGAATATGGAGTAGATGATAGTCCTGCTATATTCAAGACCGTACAAGTTGATGACGGACAATATGAAAGAATCATATCCCCTAATGGAAATCAAGAAGAGACGCTTGGCTTCCCAGCTGCCTTTGTTCATTTTATAGAATGGCATTACCTTACCCAGCAAGCAAGAATAAATGAAGGAAGGGCAACTCTCAGGATAAGGTTTATACTCAATAGGCTTAATCCGCACGACGAAGGACATGACCTTGATGTTTATTATGTTGCTGAAAGAATACATCAGACGATACAGGAAAGCATAGAAAAATATGAGTGTCTGCAAGAACGTTGTCAGCTTGAGTATATCGACCCGATGGAAAGTTTTGATAATGGACTTCAGCCTTGTTGGATGACTTACGAGATTTGGTTTAAGCAGCGGAATATATGGATAAGGAGAAGAAAGATTTACAAGAAGTTTGTATGCCCTCCATTCACTAATCATGCAGACCAAGATAAAAGTATTGAAGGAGTGAATCCTGATGACCATACAAATCTCGATCACCCAAGGAAATATGACGAAGCAACTGGCTATTTACTGCCAAAATCATAATAGGTCAAGTTGTTGATATTGTGGCATTTACAAGTTATTTGCAAAATTATATATAAAAATATTTACTATTATTAATAAACAAAATCAGGATGACAAAAAAAGAGTTCAAATTCATTAAAGGAAAAGCGTGTGCGGGCGAGCCTGCTGACATTTGCTTTTACACAGATGTGGACTACTGGAGTGTCGATAACTTCCTGTGGGAGTTTGATTATCTTGTCAATTATGTATATCCTTCTAAGATAAGGATTCACATCAATTCGGCAGGTGGAAGTTGTGTAGAAGGCATGAGTGTATTCTCAAAAATCATCGACTGCCAAATTCCTACGGTTTGTATCAATGACGCTTTGGCTGCCTCAATGGGTTCTATCATTTGGGCTGCCGGCGATGAGTTGTACATGAAGGACTATGCGCTCCTTATGATACATAATCCATTCTGCGGTCCAGAGGACAAAAAAGAGTACAATCAGGTTACTGAGGCTTTCACTCAGCAACTCAAGACGATATACTCTAAGAGATTTGGTCTTAGCGACGAAGAAATTCAGAGCATTATGGACGGAAAGGAGGGCGAAGATGGAACTTTCTTGACAGCTGAACAGGCGGTTGAAAAGGGATTTGTTAAGGCTGAGAATGTCATTGAGACACCAAAAGCCATAAAAGACAAAATTAAAGCCGCACTTAACGGTGAGAAAAGTGTGTCAAAAATCAAGGCTATCTTAGGTCTTGCTTCTTCTGATTTTTCTGTGCAAAATATTGAAAAACAACAGATTAATAATTCAAATTCAACAACAATGGACAAGAACGAAATCACAGTTTTTGCCGCTCTCCTTGGATTGACTGGAGAGAAGGCTACTGCTGACAATGTGACCGCCAGCATTAATGAGCTGAAAGTGAAGGCTGAAAAGTCTGTTCAGCTTCAGAAAGAGCTTGACGACATCAAGGGTCAGCTCACTAAGGCACAGGCAGAGCTTGCAGGTGCCAACACTTCAGTAAACAATTTGACTGCTGACCTCAAGAAGGCAAATGATACTCTTGCTGAGTACCGCTCTGCTGAGGAGGCCGCTCGCACTGCTAAGGTCAACGCTCTCATTGACGATGCAATCGCAAATTGCAAAATCAACAAAGACGAGCGTGACACTTACCTGAAGATGGCTCAGGACAACTACGAGCTTGCAGTCAGTGTGCTTGACAAGATTCCTGCACGCGATAATCTCGGCAACATCATTTCCAAATCTGCAAAGGAAGATGCCCAGCAGGGAGTCAAGACCGCAGAGCAGGAGGTGAAAGACAAGGTGGACGCTGTTGTGGGCAAGGACTTTAAGTTCCGCACACTCAACTAAACCTTGAGTATTAACAATTAAATATAAAATAACATGAGTGCATTTCAGTTTAATGGTGGTCAGAGTAACTATACTGGCGAAGTCCTTGCCGATCTTCTGAGCTACACCGCACAAGAGAATGAGACTTACAAGGAGGGTCTTATTCACATTAAAGGTAACATACAGAAGAAATACGCTCTTCCAAGTATTCAACTTGGAAAGGTTGTTCAGAAGCGTGTTCCCACTCCTGATAGCTCAAAGTCTCAGGGCAACTATACGTTCGCAGAGCGTTATCTTGAACCTCAAGACCTGATGGTTTACTTTGAGTTCAACCCACGTGACTTCGAGCAGTACTACAGACCGTTCCAGCCACAAGGCCCACTGGTATTCCGTGAGCTTGACCCGAAGGTTCAGAGCACGATGATACGTCTGCTTATGGAGCGTAAGATGGAGTACATCAACCACGCTATTTGGTGTGGAGCCATGCCAGAGCTTTCAGCAAATGTTTCAAAGGCTGATGGCAGTGAAACAGGAGCTACTGAGATTGGTGGCGACGATGCAGCAGGACCAATGAACCTGTTCAACGGAGCTATCATGCGTATGCTGATGAACATCGCCGCTGACGCTGAGTCTGAGGACGCAAAGAGTGGCCATGTCAATCTTGTTGGCACAGGCTCTTTCGCCGATGGCGAGGCTGTCGAGCAGGAACTTTACAAGATGTGGGAAGCCACTAAGCCAAAGGTTCGCAAAAAGCAAGGACTTGTTATTCTTATGGACTACAAGTCTTGGGACGCTTACAATAAGTATCTCTCAGGTAAGTACTACAAGTACAGCGACAACCGTGACGAGAACCAGCGTCGTTTCCAGGGCAAGCGCATAATTCCGATGGTCGCTCTTCCAGAGGATACCATCGTTATTGGTTGCTTCACTACTGGAGTTGACTCTAACCTTTGGATGGGTATTGACTACCCAAGCGACGAGGAAGTTCTCAAGATCGACATTCTTCAGAACAACTCTGAGCTGTATTTCTTCAAGATGCTGATGAAGATTGACATCAACATCGTGCTTCCTGACGAGATTACCGCTCACATTCCTTTCAACTACGTAAAGGGTTAACAACTTGCGGGACGGTGTAATAGCCGTCCTGCATAAAAAGAAACGATTATGGCAAGAAAAAATACAAAGACCGTAGATCCAAAGGTTGACGAGACTTTGAAAGAGGCTCCTGAAAACAATGCGGAAATTGTTGGCGGTGACGAGTCCACCACTGACGAAAACACCGATGTTAAGGAGAACACCGATATTAAATCGGAGGAAAAGGCTGAAGTCAAGGTTCCTGAGAACGTGGAAGAGCTTATGAGGCTTTATCCTCAATATGAGCAGTTTTACGTTACACCGAAGGGCTATCTGAGACCTGTTGGAACACCAGAGTATCTGCTTAAAGGAGCAGTTCTCTACAAGAACAAATTCTTTAATAAATAAATTTTTTAATAATGGCTACGAACACAAATTTAGGAGGAGTTTTCACCACCGATATTGATGGTGCTTTCTCCAGTAACGTGTACATGAGTACAGAAAACGTGGTCGGTATCATCTTCGACACATCTGTTGTTGGTGGCTTTGAGAAGGCACTCGGTTCGGGTCCTGCTGCAAAGGCTTTCGCCAATGGTAATGTCGTTGAGCTGAACTCACCAAAGGACTATACTGAGGTTGGTATTGATGAGACTCTGTTGGCAGGTATTGTAAAGTACCATCTTGACAGTTTCTTCTCCCTCGCGGGCAGCAACCAGCGTCTGTTCGTTTCTTTTATGAACAGTGATTCCGACACTGAGTTTGAGGCTATTGAGAAGATGCAGCTTGCAGCAAGCGGTATATTGTATCAGATTGGTGTTTGGACTGGCAAGCCTATTGCCAAGAAGAACACTGATGGAACTTATTCCGTTGAAGCAGGAAGTGTCATTTCCAAACTTCAGGCCATGGCAGAACTGCTTGGTGGTAAGATTGGCGTGACAAACTATGAGGGCAACGCTCCTCTGAACATTATTCTCAATGCTCCTATCCTTAATGAGGCTGAGGTTGACATTAAGAAACTTCCTGATGTCAACGTGCTTGAAGCTCCCAAGGTTTCAGTAATCATCGGACAGGCACCGTCAGACAATGTTCACAAGATTATGTATGCTGTGAACCACGTAACTGAGCCTGCTTCATTCGCTATTGTTGGTAACATCGGTGCCGCAATGGGTTGTTTGGCTGTGGCTCCGGCTAACGAGAGCATTGGCCACGTCAAGAACTTCAATCTTGCCACTGTAATGCAGCAGGCAGAGCTTGGTTTTGGAAGCATTGTTGAAGATGATGAGAACTCTTGTTATGATGAGGTGAGGTCATCGTTCACCAACATCAACACTATCGGACACACCAAGCGTCAGGATTATATCCACAAGAAGGGTTATATATTTACCACAAACTATGATGGTTTGGAAAACAGCGTGTTCTTCAGCAGCGACCAGACTCTCTCAAGTGGTGACTATCGTACTATTTCTCGTTGCCGCGTAATGCACAAGAGTCGCCGTGTTGTTCGTCGCGCACTTCTTCCTTACGTGAACGATGACATCGAGATCGACGCTTCTACAGGCAAGCTCTCAGCTTCTACTGTTGCAAGTTTCCAGAACGTCGTTCTTGAGGCTCTTGATGCCAATATGGTTGAGCCTGGAACTACTGTTCCACAAATCAGTGGACGTACCTGTACTATCGACAATAACCAGGACATTCTGAACACCGACAAGATTGATATTGATTATCGTCTTGTTCCTCACGGATGCTCGTCTGCCATCATGGTTACTGAAGGCTTCAGTTCAACGTCTAAGTAGTTTAACTCTTAACACATACCACAATGGCAACAATTAATAATGTAGCATACAGTTGGTCCATGATTCAGCTTCAGACCAACTTTGAAGGAGAAAGTGCTGATGCACCTATATTCGTTGACTGCACTGCAATCAGTTGGAATACTGAGCGTAAGATAGAATCTATCTACGGTCTTGGTGGTCAGCCTCGCAAACGTGGTTTCGGTAACGTGACTTACGAGGCTTCAATCACACTTCCATACGGAACTCAGATTGCGCTTCGTGACAAGTCGGCAGACGGAACATTGCTCGGTCTTGGTGAGTTCAATCTCATCGTAAGCTGGGTGAACGACGTTGCTGCCGATGTCACTTCTGAAACGGTGACGCTCGCTGGCTGTGTATTCTCTCAGGGCGGTATGGACGCTAATCAGGATGATACTTCTCTTACAAAGGAGTTCAACCTGCACCCACACCGTATCTACACAGGCAAGGTCCAGTCTCAGACTCAGATGAGCTGGTCTCACGAGCTTTATGGTGGAGCATAACGGTTTTTGCTTGTTCTTACTATTATCGGGGCGGTCGGAAACGGCTGCCCTTTTTATATGTTTTTTCGATTCGTTACTATTATATATTGAAGCACTTGATTTTTGGTGCAAATTATAGTATTAACATATTAAACCGTTTAATTATGGCAAAAGAAAAAACAAACCCTGTTGAAGAGCAGGCACAGAACACAACTGACGTTTTCACCAACGATGTCAACCTTTCTCTTGAGGTTCGTGAGGAAATCAACGCAAAGGCTGAGGAACTGAAGAAGAAGTCAGGACTGAAGAAAGTCTTTGTAATCGTTGTTAATGGTGACGAGAGCGACCCGAAGCCTCTCTACATCGGTTACTTCAGACGTCCGAACCTTATGGAGTTCAGCCGTTACATGAGCTTCGTACAGAAGGACATCGTACAGGCTAACAAGATGCTTGCTACGGACACTTGGGTAGCTGGCGACAAGGAGCTTGTAGATGATGACGATCTGTTCCTCTACGGCACAATGCAGCAGCTCGGAAGTCTTATCGACTCTCGTAATGCCGCTATGCTAAAGCGATAGAGCGTTGCCACATTGGTAAAGAGGATTACTATAGACAACGCTTTGCACTGACAGCATACTACTATCCTCATCTTGACTATGAAAATATGAGTTTGGAAGACTTTGCTTTCTGGTCTGAAAACGCATATTGGCTTCACGAACAACAGTTGATGATTCGTCAAGCCAACGCATTGGGAGCTATGACTGGAGGTGCCAAACAATAATAGGGGTCGAAAGGCTCCTATTTTTGTTTTTATAACTATTAACATAAAAAGATATGTCAAATCTCAGTTATATAAACACGGGGGTCAAATTTGACCAAGGGCAATTATACAACGTGCCAACTGACGAAAGTGTCGGTGGTATGCTGTTCGACATCAGCGGATTCAAGAATCCTTTTGATGGTTATCCTTTGCTATACAATAACTTTAAGAACGGAACGGCCCAGCGTATATACAATATGGACGATGCCGAACTTCTCGGCATCGTGAATGACGGATTTTTGAATGGACTTCTGTATTATCATATCAGTCAATTTTATAATTATATAGAAGGAAACCAAGAATTGTATATTGTTATATGCGATTGTTCTAAAAATTGGGATATTATTCCGTCAATGCAGTTGCAGACAAGTGGCAGAATGTTTCAAATTGGAGTGTGGACAGCGCAGCCTGTATGGAGCAGAAACCTTGATGGCAGTATAGGATTTACATCAATGATAGGAAATATACAGGCACAGGCAGACGAGATATGCGGAAAGGTTGGCAAAAGTACAAATATGGCTACACCATTGAACATCATATTGTTTCCAAACACCAATTATATTGAAGGTACTGATGTAAATTATAAAGAATTACCAGATGCCACAGTTCTCAGTTGTCCTAAAGTGTCTGTTGTGATGGCGCAAAACGGCTCCGATGAAATACACAACATTCAGAAGAATATGCCAAACAATGCGCCGGTCAATTCGCTTGGCTTTATGATGGCTTGCCTTGCCATTTGTGGGGCCGAAGAAAGCGTAGGTTCATTGCAAAGATGTGATTTGAACAAGGGCGAACAATTCAATTATCCAGAATTAGGCTTTGGAAAAACATATACTCCGATTACTGAGGTTAATCGTTTGTGGGCAAATACATTGTCTGCAAAGGGATATATCATTCCAATAGATTATGAGGGGCTGGAGGCATCTTATTTCTTCAGTTCAGACCAAACTCTTGATGACGGTGATTTCTCGTCATTGGCAAACAACAGAGTTATGCACAAATGTCGCAGAGCCGCGTGTACGGTTCTGTATCCCTATGTGAACAGCTATCACATATATGACCCAGTAACAAAGACCATCAGTGCTACATCAATAGCCATCATTACGGATTCAATAAACACAATCTTGGATTCGGTGATGAAGAATAAATACGGCAATCAGCAAATTGGTGGACGATCGGTTGAATTTCTGAAAGAAAGTGATGTGTTGGAAACTGATGCTGTCTCGATGAGATTGTTGATCAATCCCATTAACTATAGTGGATTTATTGAAGAAAAAGTGTATCACGACATAACCACTTAATTTTTTACTTTCATTGTTCGTCAATGCCCCTTTGCATATATTTTTGCTTAGGGGCATTATTTTTGACTATTAATATATAAAAATTCAATAAATAAATCATTATTTTTTTATGGCAGATTATAAGGATTATATTGTTCGGTATGATATTCAAGCCGACATAACCAAGGCGGCTGAAGGCTTGCAGAAAATAGCAGGTATCGCTGAACAGTTTGATGGGCCAATGAAAACCCTTCAAGCAACACTTGGACAAGTAAGCCGAAGCCTTCAGACGTTAAAGGATAGTTCAAAACTTTCTTTTGAGCCAAGAATTGACGTCAAAGCCTTCAACAATCAGTTGAAGCGCATGGTCATTGACGTAAAGAGTGCCGCAGCAGAAATGCACTCAGCACTTTTTGAAGCCATGAAGGGCAACACTAAGGCAGTCGAGGCTATGAAGCAGAGTATCGGAAAGTCTTTGGGGGTAAGGACTTTGAAAGATATTCGCTCTGAATACGAGGCTTTTGAGAAAGAATACAACAAATTGATGGGTACTCCAAAAAAGACCAAGAAGGGTAACATCAGGGAGAAAGACGGTTCAATCGAAATGGCTAAGAACGCTGGCATGACGCAGCGTGCCGTTGAGCTTAAAGCGAGGGCAACCGCCATAAAAAACAAACTTAGACAGCTCAAAGAAGAAGCTGCCGTTGTAGAGAAGGCTGAACAAGAGGCTGCAAAGGAAAGAGAAAAAGCATCAAAGCAAATCCAAAAGAAAGCTGCAACGACCGCTGCCGTTGCCGCACCTGTTCCCACACCTGTAAAACAGGTTTCCCGAATGACCAATGTAACTCCAGAGGTTATCAAGGAATGGAAAAAGGCATTTGGTGACGCAAAGAGCAAAGCCCTTACTATCAATATAAAGGGTAATGCAACTGGAAAGGGAGGGGCATTGACAGTAATTAGCGAGATACAAGCATCGCTCGCCACACTTCAGTCAAAGGCTCATTTTGAAATAAATCCATTGCTGAACAACGAAGGCTTTGTCGCCGCAGAAACAAGGCTCGCCAAACTTGCGGCTCTCAGCAAATCTGTTATTTCTCCATTTGCAGATAAAGGCAAGGCTCCTACCAAAGGTGGGCAAGCAGTTGCCGGACTGACGAAAGATGAAAGACTTAAATATGAACAGGCTAAACAGAATGCTAAGGCATGGGGGGATAAGGCAAATTATGTCCAAAAAAGACTTGAGGAAAACAAGGCAAAATATGCGACTTCCCCTACATCTGTATTAAAGGGTCAAATCACAAGGGATGAGAAGAGGCTTGCCGATTATCGAAATGCGCAAAAGCAGCATGAGGAAACCGTAAAGCAGTATCAATCCAAGATTCCAGCCGCAACTCAAAATGCTGCAAAAAACGTAAAACCGCTATCTCTTGACGTGATAGGCAACCTTACGAGCCTTAATGTTGGTGCAAAAGAATACACTGTCCCTGTTGTTGGTAAGCTCACAAAGGTTGTGAACGAGATAAAGGAAGCGATTCCTGTAAACGTTAAGATTGCGGCAAGTCAAGTAGCTGAATCATTGAAGGCATTGCCGCCTCAGAGCATTACAGTAAGTGTTATTCTTGACACTAAGGCGGCAAAAGATCAGATAGCAGTTCTTGGAGCACAAGCAAAAACAACAAAATCTAATGAAACCGCAGCTTCAGTAAAGCCTGTGGTAACTCCTTCTGCACCTACACCAAAAAAGGTATTCCCTAAATTGACTAAGGCAGAAGAGGCAAAAATGAATCAGCTCTTTACTACGTTTCCACAAATCAGTAAAGAGCAAGAGACTGCTGCAAAGAAGGTCGCTTCAGCACAAAAGAAACTCGCAAAGAGCAATTCTGATGCTAATTTTGCCGCTTATCGTGAGGCTGATAGTAAATTTGGCATAGCAAGACAGAAATATATTGAGGCATTTAATCAGCTCAAGCCATTGATGATAAAGCAGTTCCAAAGTACTGCATCAAGGGTTTTAACTGATAAGGAGGCACTGAAGGGATATGAGGCACAAAATACCGTTTCTGTACTTTCCGCAAAGAAACAGCTTACAGATGCTCAGAAAAAGCAGCTTGAGAAAGCAAAGGCTACACTTACGTCATTGAGAGCACCAGAACAGCCTGCTCCTGTTACTCAGCCTGTAGAGCAAAAAACAGAGACTGGAAAGGGAAAGACTGGTGTTGTATCTCAAAAACAGCAGAAGCCATCAAAAGCCGCAAAAGGGACGACTGTAGATGCAGTTGCAAATGTTACAGGAATAAAGTCCTCTAAAGAATTGACCATACCTGTATCAGGCGAAATAACAAAGGTTATATCTAAGCTGACGAATGAGATAACTGTCCCTGTTGTTGGTAAGCTGACGAAAATAATAAATAAATATAAGGGAACGACAGAAATATCTGTTGTTGGAAATCTTACAAAAATATCAAATAAGCTGCCAAATGCCATAAACGTTCCTGTTGTCGGAAAGGTCAAGACCGGAGATATAAAGGATCAAATTAAGGGCATAAAATCTGCATCAGTGCCGGTAATGGCTAAACTGAAGTGGGATAAGGGTGAATCGAGCTTTGGATCGCAAATAAAAAAATTGAGTGACAAGCCTAAAAGCATTGCCCTTAACCTCGACACAAAGAAAGCCATATCTCAGCTTGAATCGTTTATAGCAAAGATAAAGGCAAGTAGCCCCCAAACAATACAGCTTAATGCAAATGGAGCCGCCAATTCAGCAGCTAAAGCGACTACCACAACCGCATCTGTTATTGCATCAAGTACATCAAGTGCAAATGCTGGAAGCACGTCAGACAAGACCTCCAAGAAGTCAAAGGCATCACTGACCGCAGCTGAAAGATATGCCAATATGAAGGCTTTTGCTGAAAAGAGGACGCTTGGGACAAAGCAGACCATTGCGAAATGGCAAGAATATGCTGCAAAAGAAAATAAGTGGAGAGCTGAGAGGCAGAAAATGTATGACAAGCTGTTTGGCAATCCATGGAACAGTAAGTGGTACTATGACGAAAAGAATAAGAGAGCTACTGAACTCTCCAAAATGCGTGAAGATGCGAGGTCAGCATTTGAAAAAGGACCAACACCATACGAAAAGAAACTTGAACAGCAGCGCAAAGACAAGGTTGCCAGGAGCATTGTGTCCAAACAGAAGGAAGCTGAGAAACTGAGAGCAAATTTATCAAATTCACTGATTCCATTCGCTCAGAACAAGGAACAGTTGAATTTGATGATGAAGCACAGAAAGTTCTTTAAGCGTGCAATCGAGTCAACTGGAATAATGCCGACACCGAATATGTCAGCTAATGAAATGATGACATATCTACAAGGTGTATCGAGACAAATGCAAAAAGCAAGCGTTGCCGTGCCATGGCAGCTTCAGAATCAGATGAACAAGCTGCAAATGGCAATGGACAAGGCTAATGGAATATCAGTAAAAGAACAGCAGGCAAGGACTTATATACCAAGATACAAAGACACAAAGCCTACAATAATAAATGCGCCTCGCGGTACATCAGAGCGCAGGGTAAGCGCGGCTCCTCGTCAACGTACTGTCAATTTCTATGATACGGCAAGAAAGTGGTCCTATCCGTTTACAGGAAACACCTCATTCGGCGCTCGCACTCCAATGGCTGTTGATATGGCTAAGGGTATGGGCGTGATGTTTGCCGTAGGTGGTGCCATGTCCGCTATAGGAGATTCCTTCAGTCAGGCAATGCAGTATCAGAACACAATGCGTACAACGAAAGCCATACTTGAAAATGGTACTCCATCATATACTCAATATGGGTTTACTAATATGGAGAAAACTGTGCGCGATGTCGGTATCAAGACAAAATTCTCAGCTCCTGAAGTCGCAAGTGCTGCAAGATTCCTTGCAATGGCTGGATATGACATCAATGCTATCAATAATGCCATCAGGCCCATTGCAGACCTTGCTCTCATAGGTGATACAGACCTTGGAGAGACAGCCGACAAGATGACGAATGTGATGACCACATTCAAAATCGCTCCAGAGAAAATGCGTGCGGCTGCCAACATTATGACCAATACCTTCACCAAGTCTAACACCGACTTGATGATGCTTGCTGAATCTGCAAAGTATGCTGGTGGTATCACTCAATTATATGGCGGTAACTATGAGAATAACTTTGCGGATGTGATGGCTATGTTTGGCATAATGGGTAATGCCGGTATTCAGGCATCATCTGCGGGTACTACCTTGCGAATGATGTATCAGAATCTTATGCAGCCAAATAAGAATCAGCGCAAGACACTCCAGGAAAACAATATTGTCACGAGGGATGCCAATAACAGACCTCTTGAAATGGTCGCCATACTTGAGCAGATTGCAAAGCTCGACAAGAATAAGATACCTGATGTTGTGGGTAAGCTGTTCCGTATCACGGCACAGCCAGGCTCTGCTGCGCTCCTTAATGACTTGACTGGTGGTGATGAAACAATGAAGCAGCAAGTCCTTAACGCAAACGAGTGGCTTATTGGTAAGCTGTCCAATGGTACAGGAAGCAAGCTCGTTGACCTAATGGCTTCAAATAGGGAAGCTGCCAATGGCACTATATCGAAAAGGATTGCGCTTGAAAAGCAAAGCACCATACAAGGATTGTGGGCACAGGTAACTTCTACATTTACTGAAGGTGTCGTTAAGGCATTTGAAGGACGTGAAGGCGATTTTACCAACAAGTTAACCAAACTGAGAAATTACTTTGCCAAGCCAGATACGGTTCAAATGATCCAAAATTTGCTTGACATGGTTGTTAGTGTTGGTGAAACTTTAGCGTGGTTTGCAAGACTATGGGCTAATTTCTATAATTTTGTTCCAGGATTGATTAAAACATGGGTAGCTACACAGTTGTTCTTTACACAACTTGGAGCGTTAATATCTCCAATAGTATCATTAATTGGAGCTTTATCACGACTGAAGCAAATCGTATTGGGTGTTTCTGGAGCCGTAGCAGCTGTCAGTGGCGTTTCCGCAACAAAAACAGCTGCAAGTATAGCTTCATCTGCGGCCCGTTATTCCACACCAGCATCATTGGCGGCACAGACAGCAAGCAACGGACTTGCGGCAACCACTATCCCTGCCGGTACAAGGAGGGGAATTATTCGTGTTCCGTACACAAAATATGTCGGTCAAAGTCAAATTTATGAGTTCCCAAGACAATCGTTGAAGGGAATTAAGGCTCCTATGACAGGATTGACAGCCGCTCAGAGTGCAGCAACCGCATTTATTGCCAAGGACATTGCGATGTGGTCTCGCTCTCACGACTATCAGATGGGCGGTATGCCTAAATATGAGAGAAAAAGATTAAACAAGAGCATAGACAGAAAAGTTGCAGAACTTAGAGGACAAATGCCAAAGCCACAAAGCTCTGTTATCTTGCCCCCTGGCTTTGGTCTTGGATACGTTCCTCTTTCTCAGTCTGGAAGGAATATTGTAAAGAAGAGATATGCTACAGCTGCTGTAAGACCACTTGCTATTGGAAGGTATGCGGACACTGTTGGAGCAGTTTTGTATGGAGGAAGGACATTGCCACAATATACTGAAGCATATAAGCAAAGAGCTGATATGTGGAAGCGTCTTGCCCAAAAATATCAAAGAACAGATCCTGAGACAGGAAAGATTCTGCCTCCAGTTGTCGGAAGCAAGGAATATGAATACCGTCAAAAGGTAGCTACGTATTCTCGTGCCGCAGCAACTGGAATGAAACTTCGTGCGGAGCATGGATTGTATGTTGGTGAAAGCATTGCTATGGCTATGCAGAGAAGGGCTATAGCCAAAGATATTGCTCGCCAACGTCATGCCGCAAGAGGACTGATGGGTTGGGATGCAAGCGGTAGAATGATAAGCAGGTACGGATTCAAGGGAACGGCAGGAAAAGCTTATGCAATGGGACTTAACGCTGCGACAACCGCACTTTCATTTAGCGGATTATTTGGAAACATAAAATCTATGTTCCAAAAAGTAGGTGTAATGCTTGCATCATTCGCTGGAGCATTGAAGGGTGCAGTCGTATCTCTTGGCCCTTGGGCATTGCTTGCAGCATCGGTGGTTGCCGTTGGCATAGGTTGGCATAAGTTCCTCAAGGGAATAAAGGATCGTGAAGAAAGAGAGAAAAATGCGGTACGTTCTGCATCAGACGCTGCTGAAAAGGCAAGAAATACAAGATACAATACAGGAAAGCTCCTGAACAAAAAATATCTTGGAACAACAGTGGCAAAAGCTACAGAATTAAGTAATTATGTAGGAAATGTCAATGCTGAGAAGAACAATATAGCTAAATTTTATAAGGAATATAAAGACGTACTTGTTCCTATCACTACGACTGAGGGCATGAAGGCTTCCAACGAGGCTTGGTCTAAGGCTTTGTACAATCATAATAATTATCTGGTTGCCTTCAATACACCATTAGGTTCTCATATAAACAATAATATTGTTGGCAATCGCAATAATGTAACTAAGGCGCAGCTCAATGCCTCTCTTGACGAAAGCGCATTTGTCACATATTTTGCAGGACAAAGAGCTGCAATAGACGAGTCCAATAAGCAAAGAATGGCTGATGCCGTTACTTTGGCAGGTGCAAGTTCAAACACCACTCTTACTGCACAAGAGCAGATAATTGAACTTCGTAAAAAACTGATGAGCAATGAATTGAGTATGAATAATTTCATAGCTCAAGCAAATGCCATCAAAAATGCAACTGCCAATCCGAAAGCTCTTAACTTGTTCGATGCGGAAAAGATGACAGCCAACGATTTGAAGAATCGTGACTGGACATATTCAATTCAGTATCAGCAAGGTATATACAACGCTCTTACCGCTGAGATTGAAGGCAGAATAGGAACTATCTCAGGATATTTGATGGCTGAAAATGCCTTGAAAAATAATCTGATAAAAAATTCTGACGAGTGGTATAAGGCGGTTGCAAAGATTCTTGCTATGCGCGATGGAGTCATTGAAGGTGTTCAGTATCACATATCAATGTTGCCAAACGGTCAGATTGATTTTAATGGCATACTTGAGCAGTTGAAACTGAAGGTGAAGGACTTCAATCTCACTATGGAGAAATTCGCTGCCATGACAGCATCAGCGTATTCTATGCTGCTTGAGCTTGGTGTTGTAAATGACAATAGTTATAGTGCATATATCAAGTTCAACCGTCAGCAGAACAAGAATACTCCTCTCAAAAAAGAGGATTACGAGGCTTACTACAATCAGCTTGTTCGTGAGCACCCAAGAGGTCAAGCCGCCAGGGTTGGGCTTAATGCTTGGGTTGCAGATGCAATGAACGGAAAGAACAAGTTGACTTGGGAAAGACGTGTTAGAAACTTCGTGTCTGATAACGCTGCCGTAAGACAGAAGCGTGAAAATGACAAAAAAATACCTAAGCCGAGCGCCACCGTTAAAAATACTCCAGGTGCAAATACAAACAATGCAAATGGAACAAATAACGGAAACAATGGCGGTGGAAACAATGGAACGAACGGAAACAGTGGGAATGGCGGAAAGAATACTCCAAGCGATGCCCGTGACCAAAAGCAGTATGCCTCACACTATGACAGGGGTTCCGCACGCCCGACACACATTTCCATCAACATCGACCACCTCGCACATTTCACAGATACGAAGGTTGTGTCAACAGCAGAGGAAAGAGATATTATTTCTACTATAGAGGATAAGATTTCATCTACCCTTTACACAATCATAGCAGAAGCGGCCAATAGAGCAAACAATATCGTTGACAGAACATAATGTTATATGACTATTATAAGATATGAGTAGTTTTAGTAATCTTGCAATCACAGCCACCAATGGCGCATTTTCCTCTGCGATGGGACAGCTCTTCAGCACATTGCAGAGCAAGATCGCCAATGGTGGTCGAGATACGAACTGTAAGTTCTATTATGGTGGACCAGGCGCAAGTGGCTCAATACTGCAAGTAGCCACAAAAGGCTTGATAGGCGGTGTCGTGTCTGCACTTAAAGACGAAGTTGACAATGGTTTCAAGTCTTTGCTTAATGGCAAAAAAAGAAAGACAATACATTATACACAATGGAATGATGACCAACTTAAACATCAAAAAGAAGAAAAAAGCAAGTATGGAAGAATGAGGGTTGTCGGAGGCACTGTGTATGCCCTTGACGATTGGGGAGGCATTGCACCCGACGCTCTTATGCTTTGTATAGAAACCGATAAAGAGATTTCCGTTTATCAGACTTGGCCTCGATATGACACCTATCAAAATTTAAAAGGAGAGTATCGGGAAATCGCCCCTAAAAGAATAACAAATAAATTTAAAACTAAAGAACTTGTATGGTATGATACAACTGCGCTCATAACGATTAATTCTGATAAGAATGTTGTTGTGTCAAGAATACAGGGAAGAGACTATAGCCGCAAGGAACTGGTATCTAACGGAGACATAAAATTTACCGTAAGCGGTCAGATAACGAGCGGTATGCCCGATATTTATCCAGAATCTGAGATTAAGAAATTCATAAAGGTCATGCAGTATAAGGGTGTTGTAAGAGTCAATAATCAGATACTCGACCAATTTGGAATAACTCATATATTAATAACAGATTTCAACATATCCCCACGCGAAGGGTATAAAGCGCTTCAGAACTACACATTTTCAGCGATTGGATTACAGCCTGAATCTGAAATTCAAATTGAGGAAGATACTGTAGCCATTTACGCACAGGCAAATGTGGATACTAAGGAACAAGACCAAAGTGAATGGATGAAAATGTTGAACAATCAATTAGACGGACTGAAGTCAATGGCGGGTGATTTGTTCAGTCAAAGTACCGCCCTTGCTTCAGGAATGTTGGATAAAGCCTTGTAATTATGTCAGATTTAACAGGTGTAAGAATGGAGCGTCCATCGCTCTCTCAATTTCAAAGTTTTCAGCCTACCCCAAAATATGTTTCTCACGGAGCAGACGAGGATAAGGTGGCTATACTTGTATGTCAAATAAAGATATGGCAGGCATCTGGGAATAATTGGTTTTCAATCCCTGGTGTCAAAGCCTGTCTTACCATTCGTGAGTGCGAGAGCATTGAAATATCCGATTCATCAAAGGAACTGATAAATAAGGCAGTTGTAAAATTTCCAAGAGGAACGGTTATTAGCAAGTCAAGCAATAGGGGTAAGAATGTAAAAAGTGGTATTGAAAGTGGTATTGTCGAAAGACATAAAGATCTTGAGGAAACCAACAAAAATGGTGATGTGACATCTACCATGACCGCAAAGTTCGTAGAAGATGGTGTTTCCACTACCTCAATGGCAGCAAATTATGATGATAAAGGGCTCGTCAGTTTTAATAGAAGCAAGACAGAGATTGCTCTTCTCAGTCCAAATGACGTTGCTATTGGAAACCGAATTGAGATAAGGCTTGGTTATGCTTACTCGGAAAAAGAGTACAAGGAAATGAATGAGAGTGACGGAATGAATATGGATATGGTATTTACCGGATTCATTACGTCAATATCTGTCGATACTCCTCTTGAGCTTGAATGTACTAATATGGCTCACATTCTCACAACCATCAGTGTGCCAGACATAAAAGCCAAGGACACGTTGAAGGTTAAGGATTTTCTTGATGATGGTGGCAAGTACGATTTGCTAAAGGGCACGGGTATTACGCTACACGAAGCAAGTAAGAATTGCCAAATTACCGTCAGCGGAGGCAGTATAAGTCATAATTTATCCGTTGCCGATGTGTTGACTGAGTGGAATAAATCTGGAGTCTTGTGTATGATGGAGAACAGCCAAAGCGGTATATCTACACTGCGAGTGGGCCTTACATATTATGCTGGCAAGGGCGGCGGTAGTTTGCCTAACAACGACAAGAAATACATCACATATAATGGCGGTAACACCTCAGTGCTTATTATACAGTTCGATTGGGACGTTGCTGAGGATAAGCTGAACTTAATGCGTAATGACAAGAAGTATCTTGCTATTGAGGCATCGGCAATGCTCAATAAACAGCCATTCAAATTCACTCTCATAAAGAATCCAAACCGCGATGACGAAGGTTGGATAATTGATTCAGGTGGAGCCAACAACTACGATGGTCAGTTCAGAAAAGTGAATTGGAGAAAGCCGAAGCCCAAGAAAAAGCAGAAGCATACAAATGGAACGTATAGCGAAAAGAAAATAAACGGGCATCTTAATGACAAGATTGATCTCAGCAAATATAATGTGATACATTACACGTCGATTAATAAAGATATTACTGAGGAGCAGCTTATCGAGGAGGCAAAGCAGTATTGGGCGCAATATGCACCGAATGGAATCTCAGGCTCGGTCACTCTTTTTGGTGACGTGTTTGTAAAGCCTACCGATATAGTGGGTCTCGTAGATGTAAGACAACCAGAAAAGGACGGATATTACTTTGTTGAATCCGTGAACACAACTTTCGGGTTAGGTGGATATAGAAGGGAGCTAAAGCTGCCGTTCAAGATAGCATCGTTTGACCAACAAATTAAATACCTACATTAATGAGTGTAACAGGTAATGCACATAAGTTTTCGGGAGACATAAAGTCTGCCATAAACGCAATAGCCAAAAAGGGTATCACTGACCCTAATGGAGCAATTAGAGGTACGCAAAAGATTATAGGCTACGTGTGTGCCATTCACGAAGATGGTGAACTTGCCGGAACCATTGACGTTCAGGAATATAACTTTGAACCTGACGAATATATGAGCGAAGGCACACGACACCATAAGGGTGTATTGCTTTCAGCCATACAGGAAAATGAGGAAGGTGTATGGATTGTGCCTATGATGTTTTCTGACGTTATGATAGTTGAGAATCCAACTGACGGACACGAATATGTCATAATGTACAGCCATGCAAAAAAAATTCAATGGAAAGCACACGAAGACATTGAAATAGGTGTTACTGAGGTTGAGGATTTTGTTGAGACTGATGACGGTCTTGACAAGGATTACAATGAACTTGAGCCGACAGGCAACAAGACAAGCACACATTACAGCTCATTGTCAATAATTGATAAAGTCGTATCTAAAGATGACGAACAAGGATTCATAGAAGAAAAAACTGCAAATCACAAAGTCATAACCGTTGGTGATACAAAAATTACTATTGATGGTCAGAATGTGACTATTGAGACGAGCGGGAAGGTCAGTGTCAAATCCAATAACGTGAATGTCGAATGTAGCAACTGCGATGTAAAGGGCGACAATATCAAGGTTAATGGCTCAAATGTAGAAATAACTGGAGGCACACTAAAGACAAAGGGGCAAAGCAACACAGACCTTCAGGGGCCGTTCAATGCTATTAAGGTATGTCCATTCAGCGGTGCGCCGCATTGCGGTTCAACAGTAAGCGGAACTTAATTAATTGAATATGAGCAAGTCAGCATTTGCACAAACAATAATAGGGAAACTGAAAGCTGCGATAAGTACTGATGGCGGCAGCTATCAATCGGCTACAGCTACATCAGCTATGGCAGCTGTCGCCCAAGGCATAACAGAATACATAATAGCGAATACCCAAGTTCAAATTGTATATACTGGCATTATCCCCGGAACACCGCCAGTGCCAGACCCCATTGTTACAGATGTATTTAATGTAATTGGAACCTGTGCTCCTCCATCGCCATCAGATAATTTTGATGTATGGATTAAGCAAATAGAGGCGAATATTATAGCCGGATTTACCCTTGCACCAATGGGTAATGCAGGTGTTGTATTTGCTACTAAGCCATTTTTGAATATTGGTGTCAAGACACAGATTGGTGATTTGACATCTACACATGATGTTCAGGATGAAAGCCCTCAACAAAAAGTATGGGAGATAATCTGTGGTGACATAATTGATTGGATAAATGGTTCTGCGATGAATCCTATACCTGGTGGCGCCTCAAGACCTTCAGGCCCATCCACAGGAACTGCATCAATCACAAAAATTACAATAACTTAATAGTCTGCCAATATGCAAAAACATCTTGTCAATTATTAAGGTTTGCAAACTATTATATATAAAAAAGATAATGACATGGTAAGAGACCTTATGATTGACATGAAGGAGAGGGATTTTGTCTTTTCAGACAAGTCCAATTCCTCCATACCGGTATTTGATGTGGTATGGGGCAATCTTTTTGATGCAGATGAGACAATAGATGTTCTTATCTGCAATATTATTGTACCCGAAGCATATTGGTCTGTCATAAAATATACTGACAATGAGCTTATTTGCCGATTCAAAACTAAATATATTCCTAATGAGAACACATTTAGAATAAGGGTCGTTTCAATAAAAAATGGCATATATGGCTTATTTAATGATATAAGAGGACAATTCGGACTTCCAGTTAGCAGTTACGCTCTTAGCAAAAATGTATCGTCACCATTGCCGGCTTGTATGCTTCCATTTATTGACATTGATGGCGAGTTTACTGTAAGAATGGTCAAGAGCTCTCACCTTGAAGAACTTGACAAGGCATACGTTTACTCGGCAAAAGAAAGTGACATATTTGTTGATTACAGTGATAATCAGTCAGCTCAGATGCTGTCATTGTGTGCGCCAGGAAACAGCTATAGATACCCTACACTTGGTATAGGAATAACGAGTTATCTTAACTGTGTTGTAGAGCATACAGACCTGTCCGACATTATGGAAAAGCAATTTTTGTCTGATAGCAAGCCCATACAAGAAGCGAGTTTTGACAGTGAAACTGGCGATCTGACATTGGATTTCAGTCCTGAAAATGAAATTGCCGATAGTGATCTTGAGAATGTGGAAAATCTTAATTCTGCATTTTTTAAGCTATTTACTGACGAATATATCCGAAAGAACACTGTGCTTAATGAGCTTACAGACTTAGATTTTATCAGTATGCTTAGTGACTACACTAATTTTATTGATATTTTGTTCTTTAAGGACTCAAATACGACATCATTCAAGATTGCAGATAAAGTTGAAAACGGTAAATTCGACGCTTATGGAAATGTAGTTGAAGATAATGATTATCTGATAGTTACATCAACTCTTGAAGCGAATACGATAATAATGTTTGATGATGAAAAAGAAGATGAAGTAAAAGATGCTCCAATATTTATCATCAACGATACAGACGAAACAAGGTTGTACACATCGTTGATCGAGCAACCATATTGGATAACTGAAGAGTGTCACAAATGCTTCATTCTGCTAAAGAGAGCTGTTGTGAGGTATATGATAAAAAAGACGCAATTTGCAAATGGCAAAGGTCTTTATGCCGTTCCTCAAACAAGCAGCAACGTCAAGAATATGCTTGGGTTCGTCCAGGACGTACACACTGGAAGATTGCTCGGTATAGTTTCAAACAGCACGAATATCAGCGACATAACGCTTGAAGAGATTACACAATATATTTACGCCACTAAGGTGAACGATTAAAAAACAATAAAAATGGCTAATGATTCAGTTATAAAAATCGGCACTGCCCTGAAATGGCGAAATACCTATGACCCTGACAAGATATACTACAGAGAGAATATCGTTTCGATTTGTGGTTGTGTCTTTAGGTGCAAGGTACAAAAGACGAAGGGCAAGTCTCCAATAGGAGTCACCGATATTCAAGGACATATAGCATACGACAACCAAGATGTTTGGGACGTTGTTGTTGATATGCTCTATTACTACAATTTTGCCGTTGACACTCAGATTGTTACGCAAGAAACTCTTGAATATATCAAGAAACTTGAGGAACTGCAAAGAGAACAGCAAAATGAAATTGATGACCTTCAGAAGAAGGACGTGGAACATGATGACAGACTTGACGCACTTGACAGAAAAGATGTCGAGCATGAGGAGCGAATGAGCGCGATTGAAAATGTTGACAAGGAACAACAGCGTGAAATCGACACCATACTTGACACCTTCAGCTGTTTCAGTGAGGGAATATGGTTTGACACACTACTTTGGAGCAACAATACTTCATGGGATAACAACAAGTATGAGATTACTGATAATCTGCAACGTCAGATTAACGAATTGTCTGAAAGACACAATGCTGACGTGTTAAGCATCAATACCCACATATCTCAGCACGAAGAGGAACAGGCAGTATATCAGCAAAAGACAGATGACAAATTGCTTGTTCTGTCCCTCGGTGCAAAGACAACACTCAGTGTATCACCAACGGTAATCGAAAAATACAAGTCATCAAGAATAACACTGAAGGCAAGTGTGAACATTGAAGATGATATTGATAAAATCTCGATATTCAAAGAACAGGAAGTTCTTGCTTCATCAAAAGAGCATAGCGTTTCCCATACGATTGACTTGTGGACATCAGAGGATATAAAGTATCGTGCTGAATCTGAGTATAAGGGGCTTGTGCTTCCCGCAAGCGTGACACTATATGCAAGATACCCAATATACTGCGGCTTTGAGGACCAAGATGTCGATATGTTTACGGTCTCGCATCAGCTTTCGCCAAGATTGTCTGCTGCCGGAGCCTATAATGCGACTTGCAATAAGAACGGGCAGCACTATTACATACTTGTGCCACACGACATCGCTTCCCTCACAGGCTTTACTATGGGAGGCGCACCGTATGTAATGGAGGAATATGAAACGCAGCTTCAAAGAACAATGCCTGGAATTGGAGCTTACACGATTAATTACAAGGTGTATAAGTCAGGTGCAGTTTACAATGCAGGCGCAACAGTAAGTATAACCGCAAAATAACACGATTATGGATATAGTAAAAGGTAAAATAGGAAATGCCCTTACGAGTACCGCAGCGGACCATATCGTTGCGGTTGCACATGATTTGTTCGATGAAACTCAGGGTATGTACCTTGACAACATCAATGAATATCTCATAACCAAAACCGAAAAGCTCAGTGATATGCAGAGTTGCTTCAGTACTGGAGTATGGGAAAATGACTTGGGATGGGGCAAGGCTGCCGTTTGGAACAACAATAAGTATGAAGCTATAGAAAATTTGCAGTCCCAAATTGACACACTCGTACAGAGAGTGTCTGATGATGAAGAGCATTTGAATGAAAGTGACAACAAATTTAACAAACACGTAGCCTCAAATATTGAAAAGTTCCAAGAAGTTGACAATCGCCTTGACAATAGCGAAGAAAGAATATCGGAACTTGAAAACCTTGCCCAAGAGCACGATGCCCAAATAAAGGATTTGCTCGATGGCTTGACTTGTTTCGGCGATGGCCAATGGAACAATCTGCTTAAATGGAGCAATTCTGACAAATGGGAGAACTCTAATCTGATGTGTGACACATTTGAAGATGTGTATGCAAAGATAGAGGAGCATCAGCAAGCAATAGAGCAGATAAACGCTCAAATAGCAGATATTCGCAGAACTTCAGAGGACACTCTGAATGAGATAAACAATACGTTTGAAGTATTCAGGAATGAGCATGAATCCTTCAGACAGGAACATAATGCCTTCAAACAAGAACACGAAGAGTTTCGCAGCGAACACCAGGCAATACGTGACAGCATTGCTGATGCGGTTAGAGATATAGAAAATATCAATGACCTTGATGACGAGCAGCAGAGACAAATTGATGTTTTGCTTTATCGTTTCTCGGTAATAAGCAATGGCGTTTGGGACAATAATCTGCTTTGGGTCAACAACTCTGAATGGAGCAACAAGAAAACTGATGGATCGGTATGCGATTGTCCCGACGATACTGAAGAGGCTCTTGAGTGGCTTAAAGAACAGGTAAATGCAATCAATGGCGGAAGCATACCTTCACTTAATGAAAGCATTAACAAAAATGCAAATGATATTGTCGATACAAATAATCGTATTGATACTCTGAGTGAAGGTCTGTCATCAGTTGCTGAGAGCGTTGACAAAAACGCTTCTTTGATACAAGGTAATACCGACAATATCTCTGAACTGTCAGAAAAACATATTGCTGACGTAAGGACTATTAAAAGTAGCATCAGGGCAATACAAAGAAAAGATGTCGAACAAGATGAGACTATCAGCAAGATTGGCGAACATTTCAGCTGTTACGCAGATGGAGTTTGGGGAGATTTGTTCTTATGGAGCAATGAACTCTTATGGAGCAACGACACTGAAGGTGTTCTCAGTTGCAAAGAAAGTCTTGAGAACTATCTTGATGGCATAAACAATAAGATTGATGACAATAATCAGTCTATACAGGCTCTTGATATTTTGGCTAAAGACATTATCTCTCACGATGATGAGCAAGATAATAAAATAGAACAAAATTCAAATGATATTGCTGCAAATAAGGAAGCTATTGATTCCAATGCGTCTTTGATTTCGAGCAATTCTGAAGCCATTAGCCGCACTGATGAAAAATTAGCGACACTTGAAGAAAGGGAGACTTCAGTTGAGTCTGATGTCGAAACAATTCAAAGTGGCATACAGACTATTAATAAACAACTGAAAACATTCATCAAAGAGCAAGAAGCTCAAGATGACAAGGTGACACAGATAGCAGAACACTTCAGTTGCTATGCAGATGGCTTGTGGGGCGATTGGTTCTTATGGTCAAATGATGATGTATGGGCAAACGATGGAAGAGTTCTGAGCGAAACGATAAGTGATATACAGGGCAGTGTATCGAGCAATGAGGGAAAAATAGCAGAACTTGAAGCCACCATTGCGAGCCTGATGAATTTGATAACGTCTCAGCAAAAACAGCTTGACGAGCATCAGAAGAATCTTGATAGCATAATGATATACTTCACTGTACTCAGTGTCGGTGCATGGAATAACGGACTGCTATGGGATAACGATGCAGAATGGTCAAATGCGTCTTTGCAAGAACAGATAGATGAGGGTTCCAATGTAACCGTTAAGGCTTATGACGAGGAAACCGAAACTGTTGTGCTTGACTCTATTGAACATTCTTACGACGAGCCTACTGAAACGTTGATATTTGAGTAACGACCCTAAAGTGGCAGGGTTAGATGCCACATTATATATAAACTGCTAAAAATAAAAAGAATCATGGCAGATTTTAATGTAACACGTTTTATCATTGACGGTAAAACATTCGTTATCCCTACTTCAGGTCAGAGCCAGACAGGTTTGATGTCGGCTGATGACTACAACAAACTGGCAGGTATTGCCGCAGGCGCCCAGGTCAACGTACTTGAGGGCGTGAAGGTCAATGGTATCGCTCTTGGCATTGCTGAGAAGATGGTTGACATTCTTATCGCTACAGGTGCCACAAACGGCACTCTTAGCGTAAACGGAGCAGACGTTGCGGTCAAGGGTCTCGCCGCCCTCGCTTACAAGGCTGAGGTTTCTGAGACTGAGTTGTCGGCAGCTCTCAAGGCTGTCATCGACGCTAAGGCTGAACAGACAACCGTTGATACTCTCAGCGGCAAGATCGACGTTCTCAACGGAACAGGCGTAGGTTCTGTTACAAAGGCTATCAACGATGCCTTCAACGACTTCGCCACAAAGGTTTCTGACGATGGCGTTGTCAATTCTTACAAGGAGTTGATTGATTGGGCCGCTACACACGGAGCAGAGGCTACTGAAATGGCAGCCGCTATCCAGACTCTTGAGGGTCTGCTTGATGGTATTGGTGGTGCTGACGAGCCTGCTACTGTACAGGCAGCAATCACTGCCGCTGTCAACAATGCTGTTGCCGCCATCAACATCAGCAACTATTACACCAAGGCAGAGGCCGATGCAAAGCTCGACACCAAGGTTGACAAGGTTGCCGGCTACGGTCTTTCCAAGAACGACTTCGCTGACGCTCTGAAGGCAAAGCTCGATGGCATCGACCCGAAGGCTACTGCAAACACCTACAGCTACGATGCCGCTTCTGAAACCTTGACATTGACAGGATTCACTGCTGCCGTGTAGTCACTCTTAATGGATAATCGCAATGGCTGATATTAAGGTAATCAACACGATAGAGGTCGGCGGTGTCAAGTTCCAAGTCAAGCCTTGCTGGGAACAGCTTGGCTTGACTCAAGAATATATGATAGCCCTCCTCAGCCGTGACGAATATACTCCCGTTGCGACCAAGCAGCCTACAAGCACCGACGTTATGTACACTGACCCTGTTAGCGGAAATCCAGCTGGATTCCATGCAGGCCAATGTGTAGTATATCCTGATTCAGGCGTTTCAGACGGTTGGGGTTTGTCAATCGCCAAATATGTGGTATATGGTTCTGATGGTATTCCCACGAGCGTGGCTTGGTTTCATGCCACTGACCTTGAAAAGCGTATTTCTGCGCTTGAGGAGAACATTACCATAATCCATAAAGGGTGCTTCGGAACTGGAGTTTGGATAAACGACTATCCGTGGCAGGCTGACGCTGTTTGGGACAACGGTGAATGAGAGAATGACTATTATATAAAAAGTAAATCTGATTTATTAATTTTTTAATTCAACAAAACATGGCAAATATTACTATGGACACCGATTGGGGTGCCAAAGGAGCGCAGTTGACAGGTCAGCAGGTTCAGGACTTCATCAAGAGTCAGCTCAGGGCTCTTATTGAAAAGGATACCACACTTCAGAACCAGATCAACAATCTGAATACGGAATTGGGCGAGGCCAATCCGCAGCTTCTTGCAGCTACTGATGGTTGTTTCGTCACTTACCATCGTAAGTCCGACAATTTCCCATTGGCTGTTCCTTACTGGAAGTGGGCTGCACTTGAGGCAGCTGGCGAGGTTGCTGATGGTGTACTTGTTCTCGTTGACGGACAGGCTCCTATCATCGTTGCCCCAACTCAGGCTCCAACTACTCTTACTTGGTCTGCCAATGCCGTTGGTGTTGACACCTCAGTCGGTGGAGACTACAACAAGGCATACGTTGACTATACAGGTAAGACCCGCACCGCCGCTATTATGGCTAAGGCTGTTGAGCTGTTTGGTGAGGCAGAGGAGAATTGGGTTAACTATGCTCCAGGATTCTGTAATGCTTACTCACGTCAGTACGACAAGGGTGATGGCACTATGATTGGTATTGGTGCCGGTGGTTGGTGGCTTCCATCAATCGCTGAGTTGCTTACCATCTGGAAGCACAAGTACGCTATCAATCTTTGTCTCTCAGTCATTTCTGGCGCAAGCCAGCTCACTGAGTCTTGGTATTGGTCAAGTACAGAGCTCTCGGCGACGCGCGCGTGGCACTTGTACCTGCTTGATGGCGACCTCTTCAACTGGCGCGGTAAGGTTCAGGACAGCACTTACGTGCGTGCCGTTGCAGCATTTCATTAACCCTTCAACCCTTTAGCCCTTTAACCCTTTGGGAGCGATAGCGACCGCGAGCGCAGCGAGCTATAGGGGCTAAAGGGTTGACACAGCAAAGGTTTGTCTATTGCTGACAATGGTGAGCCGGGTTCGATTTCAGGTTGTTCGCGTCCTTGAGTCGGCTTTAGACAAATGCTTGTTGTAAATGATTCAAAGCAGCTTTTTAAATTCGCTTATTAATATGGCATTATCACAAAATCTTCCTGTGTATGTTGATGTATATCACTACATCAATGCGGTTATTACAATGCAGAAAAATCTGCCAAGAGACGTAAAGCACACCGTTGGGCAAACGTGGATTAGCAAGGCACTTGAGCTGCCCCAATACATTATCCACGCAAATATGTTCAAGTCTGAGCGGTCATATTGGCTTTCTGAGTTCATCTGCAACTTTGAATATTGCAAGATGATAGTAAGGCTCGCAGGAGATAACAGGTGGATAAGCCTTAAACAACAAGCGAATCTTATGAGTTTGGAGGCGGTTATCGGCAAACAGATAACAGCATGGAAGAATACTACCAAAACTCGGTCCAAGGGTTTGAAACCAAAATCCGAAGATTGATTTGGAGAGTAACGTACAGAGTATAGAAAGCTATGGCTGACTGTAGAGTTGCGCTTCCGTTAGAAATGGGGTCACTGCTGCCATTATGTAGCTAAGAACAAGAAAATGTGACCGTTAACAGAGAACTCGGCGACGAACGCGTGGAACTTGAACCTGAATGATGGCAACCTCAACAACTGGAACGATAAGGTTCAGAACAGCAACTACGTGCGTGCCGTTGCAGCATTTCTAAGTTAGGCAAATTACGTACAATATAGTAAAACACAATATGCTATGGTAACATTTGAGGGATTATTAGAGGCATACTTTGATTGTCGGGTACACAAGTCGAGGACAAACAACTGCATTAGGTTTTCAACCGATGTGGAAAGCCGCCTGTTTGATATGGTAAATGCCATAAATAACAGGACCTATTCTCCCACAAGATCAATCTGTTTTGTCGTTAGCCGCCCCAAATATCGTGAGGTGTTTGCGGCTGACTTTGCAGACCGCATAATCCATCACTATATAAGACTAAGACTTGAGCCATTGATTGAGCTTGAGTTTAATGACAGGACATACAACTGCCGCATAGGGAAAGGAACGTTGGCAGGTGTACAACAACTTGAAAAAGACATTAAGGATTGTTCCAACAATTACACTGAAGATTGTTACGTTGCTTCAGTTGACATTCAGAGTTTCTTTATGTCCATACCCAAAAAGGAAGTGGAAGATATGGTTATCAAGTTCATCGAGGAGAAATACAATGGTGACGACAAAGATGACCTGTTGTTCCTGTGCCACGTTGTTCTCAGTAATGACCCTGAGAAAAATTGTATCAAGCAATCATCAGAATCAATGTGGAGCCATCTGCCGCCAAGCAAGTCATTGTTCACGAATGGAGAAGGGCTTGGTATGCCAATAGGCAACCTTCCGTCTCAGATGTTCGCGAATTTCTTATTGAACGATGTTGATTGGGCAATAGAAAACGAATGTAGCATTAAATATCATGGACGATACGTTGATGACATATATATGGTGTCGAAAACAAAAGAGCAGATATTAAATGCAATTCCAGTTATAAGAGAAAGACTAAAAAATCACGGTCTTACGCTGTCAAACAGCAAATTCTATATGCAATATTATTCCAAAGGCATAGATTTTACAGGTGCAATAGTAAAGCCTGGAAGAACCTATGTGCTTAATCGTGTTGTTACATCATTCAGGAAAAGCATAGCCAACCTTAACAAGAGCAAGAATAAATGGGATATAATGAAGGCATTGCCATCAGTGAACAGCTATCTTGGTCTTTTAAGACAGCACTACACTTATGCAATACGTCAGAATGTCCTAAGAGAAATAGAGCCAAGACTGTTTAAATGGCTATATATCAAGGGTCATTACGAAGTTTTGTCTATTAAGAATAAATACAATCCTAACAGAAGGATAAAATACCGACTCAGAAGAGGATACAAGGACAAAATGGTTCTTCCCGAAGCAATAGCGAACTTCAGTCCGCTACCCGGCGATGAAAAATACGAAATAAGAATGAAGGATTACAAGCCTGTCCGTATCAAGCCACTGAGAAAACTTGAAAAGAAGTATTCTAAAAATAATATATAAGTTTAATTTTTAATTTTTTACAAAATGGAAGAAAACATGACAATCTCTCCAGAGCAGCTTGCAGAAATGGAGGCTCTGAAGAATCAGGAACTGTTCGGTGACAAGGTTAAGAAGATCGGTGGTTGTGCCGTGGTTACAGTAGAGGACGAGGTAATCTCACTCGAAATGCCTATCACATATCCGCAGCTTGTGTCTGCCATCATCGGTCGCAAGTACGACACGGACAAGTCCGAAGCCATCACAGCCAACTACCTCGCCTCCTCGATGGAAGGTGTTTCTGAGGAGAAGGCTGCTGAGTACAAGGCTGAGTACGAGGCATATCAGGCTTGGCGCAAGACAGCCAAGGATGTCGCAAAGGAAGTAATGGGCGTAGAAGCCTAAAGTCCAACAGACAGCCGCCCTTGGTCAATACCATTGGGCGGCTTTTATTTTTTGAATTATGAAAAATGTATTGATTATCATAAAGGAAAGATGGCAGTCTGAAATGCCGAAGTTCTTCAAATGGGTTATGGGCATCAGCGTAAGCATATCGGCAATAGCCCTTGCCATACAGATGGCTCTTAATTCTGGTGGCGCAACGCCTCCAGAGTGGTGGAATACAATATATCCATATCTTATAGGTATTGGTGCCGGTATGACAGCTGCGTCAAAGCTGACCCAAAAACATTAAGGCATACATTCACAGACTATTATATATAAACATAATATATGAAAAAATATACTGTTCGCTCAGGACAAAACATATTCGATGTGTCCCTCACACTCTACGGAACTGTTGAGGGCATTTTTGACTTGCTCATCAGCAACGACTGGCTGAATATGGAAACTAAGCTCTCTTTCGGTATGGAGCTGAACTATCACGAGGAGTTTGTTATAAATAGCGGCATAACAACGTGGCTGAAGAGCAACAATATCCTTGTGAAGAATGGAGAGCATATTTACGATTACCTTGACATAGAGGCTTTTGTAAAGCAACACATTTACAGCTACCATTCAGACAAATACGATGAGCTTCAGATGATGTCACCTGACGAACGGAACATTTATTGGGAGAGCCTTACCACTCCAAGGCTTGTAGTAAAGCAGCAAGGTCAAATATCGGCAATATCAACGTGGCTGAAAGAAGGCGGGCACATGATTGTCGATTGGGGTGACTACACTGCTGCCCAGATAATCGAGGATTCTGAGGAAACGGAACTTGAACATTGCTACAAAAGTACAGGTGAGCATAAGATAACCATATATGGTGATTTTGATTGCTATATGCTCGACCTCAGTAAAATAAACGGAGTTTACTATCCGCTCGGCACAATAAATGCGGACAGCTTTGACTCTGAGCTTAATATTGAAGATTTGAATAAATTGATTGTCACAAATGAGAAGCGTAAGTCAAATATTTTCTGAAATCGTAACCACAAGGAACAATTACCTTCAGCTTACGGAACTTAACTCAGGGCGCACAAACAGCAAACTGAGCATGATGAATCTCATCACATACGTCACGGCAGTGTGCATACACACATACGAAGCCGTGCTTGACGTGTTTCAGTTGAAAATAGCTGAAATACTGAATGGTCGTATCAACGGCACTCCAGACTGGTATGTCATGACAGCCAAAAAATTTCAATATAACCCTTCAACCGAAACTGGTGATGAATTGAAATTCAACGAGGACACAATGAAGGTGGGGTATATTGAGGTTGACACTTCTCATAGGATTATTGAAAGGGCTGCGTGGCAGACTGGAGAGGACGGTGAGTCTATATTGCTTAAAGTATGCAAATCCAATCCAAATACCAATGAAGTAAATAGTGGAATACCATACACTCAGCTTTCAGATTACGAAATGACCGCTTTCAAAATGTTTATGTACCAAATCAAGTTCGTTGGTGCCAACATCTATTGCGAAAGCCTTCCAGGAGATATAATAACCATAATTGCTGACAGTGACAATCCGATATTCTACAATGACAGCTATGTGACCGCTGCACAGGCAATGGGTACGTTGCAGCAAGCAATGATAGACTTTGCCAGTGAATTTGAATACAATGGTATGCTGTACTATCAGCAGGTCATTGATGTACTGAGGAAAACGGAACATATCGTTGATGTAAGCAGTAACATAAAGGTCTTTGTACAATCATACAACAAGACTGACAAAAAATATGACGAGCCTGTAGAGCTTGTTAGTAGAATGAGGCTTAGAAGCGGATATATTCGTGTACTTGACACCAATTCCGCTATAACAGTAAACAGCACGAACATCAATATGGTGGCAAGCTCTCAGATGGATACATATAATTCAGAAAACGAAGAAACTGAAGAACAATGATTAATGTCGATTTTTTGAACATCAACAATGCAAGTCTTGTAGCAAGACTGATTCCGTTTTGGGCGAGGGGGCGCAAACTGTCCTTGTTCATGCAGGCATTGCTAAGCCCACTCGTGTCATTACACAATAATTTTAAGGCTTGGGCGCTTGACCAATACATATACTGCCACATCACTGCACAGGCATTATCCCTTGAATGGTATCTGAAATACAAACTGAAGTCCCATTTTGCCAATGAAAACGATGTCTTTCAGATAGTAAATGGAGTAAATGAATCTATATCCTGTTTCAGTGGAGATATTTGGCGCAACGGACTGCATTGGGACAACGACCTCAGATGGAATGTAAACACTGAGCAGTTAGCCAATATGAACATGAATCTTACTTGCTTCAATACAGGCTTGTGGGAAAAGTCATTGCTTTGGAACAATGCCTTCAAATGGGAAAACGAAGAGAATGACATAAAATATAACGATGATTATCTTGAATCTATAAACAGGACCAATGTATATGCCCCAGCCATCGTTGACACTATAAACTATAACCACGATGACTATATGAGGGACATCAGGAACATTATGTCCAAGTTTATGATCAACTTCAACAAAGTGGTGATTATCATTGCGGACAATTAATTTAAACACATAAGATTATGAAGATTTACAATTACTCAGGCGATTATGCCTATCAGGACAGAAAGAAAAGAGAGGAAGCTCTTGGAAAGGAAAACGTGGCAAAGCCGCAAGTAACTGAACAAAAAACTGAAAACGATGTGGAAAACAAGGTTTCGGGAGGAGGAGAGGCAAACGTGGCTCAACAGAAAGAAACCAAGAAAGCCATACTGCCCCAAGAAACAAAAGTCAAAAAGGGGAAGGCCCCGAAAGACAATAAGGAAGGCTAAGTTTATCGACACGGCAATCGGGCGTCTGATGTATGTATATGCTCCTGTTGAGTATTTCATGCTGACTGAGTATGAAAAAATATCCCAAACCAAGAACAGGGTTGCGTATATCACGCTTGCCAATATCGAAAAGATGACAATACACAGCAAAAACCCGATGTTCAAGACAACACGTTTCAGGCACGCAATCATAGCCTTTAAAAGATACGGTTTCTATCCAAAGGAAAAGGTAAAGTGGTGTCTGAGGGACGCTGTTAATTATGCCATCAACAACAACGATGCCATATACAAGACATTAAAAGAGGGTGCCGGATAACCGACACCCTCTTTTATTTTATGTTTATTCTTCTAAGATACCATTTGACAAAAGCATTGATGTCAAACCTCATTGCCTCGGCGAACTGAATGAAATATGCCATATATAGCATTTTCTTTTCCATATCCATTCCGTTCTCACGTTTCAAGATAGTGTCTGCAAGTTTTCCTGAGAATCTGCTGATGTCCTTCAGTGGTTTGCTTGAGAACCCAAGAGTACAAGTAAAGTCTTTAGGGGTGGTATGAACCCTTGCCTTCTTATATGTAATGTCGTATTTAAGGACAAAACATAGCAATGACACGATACATTCTTCGGCTGTTCCCTTAAAATCGCTGTCATAAACTTGACAGAACTCCTCATCAGTCCTCAATTCAAGCAAATCGGGGTCATAGAGCGAGTTTTTCAAGTCGTATGGTAGTGGAGCAAGCAAGCCCTTAGAAATCGCCTCCTGCAAAAAATTAAGGGTCAAAATGACGAACTTGTAGGGTTCATTACAATTTACGTTGTCATTTTGCAACAACATATCGTTCACATCCTTAATTTTTAGCCTGATTTTCCTGTTAACCATTTTTCCAGAATTTATTTGTTATATCACACTGTCTGCTACCTTCAATACGATATAAACGCTGATTGGTAGTCCTTGACTTCAGCCCGCCACGCTCTTTAATGTACGGCCCGACCTTTATATAATCAAAATTATTCTTGTCAATATGCTCATACAGCTTGTCACGTCCACTGTACCAGCCTATTTTCAAATTATCTCTCGATTTCCTTATATATGCGGCAAGTGAATTGATTGCCCAAGGTTCCGCGTCACCACCCATAAAACAAACACAGGTAATATCACCATCATATTTGTCGAGCAGTTCGTCAATGGCTGTCTCATCAAGCTCACTGCCTATGTCGTTCCAAAGATATTTGCTATGGCAACCATCGCACCTGATAGGACAATTTGAAAGGTTGATCGAGAGAGTGGTCTCATCAGGTATTTCCTGAAAGACCACTCCATAATTCACATATCTCAACATAACTTGTCAGATTTGGCATAATATCTTCTTCCCTCCTCTTCCTGACGGGCTTGAGAGAAATTGCTTACACGCTTCAGATAGCCGATGATACGAGTTAGATAGTCAACGTTCTTTGAATGACAATGTGGACACTCTTTCAAGTATCTCTTGTCAATGTGACCGCAATCATTGCACACCGTATTCGGGATATTAAACGTGAAGTAATTGCACCCTTCCTTGGCGGCAACGTGAAGAAGTTGACGGTACTGCTCCTTACTCAAGTGTTCCTCAAGGTTCATGTGCAAGGCAGAACCACCTGTCAGATGCTCTATGTAAGGCCTTCCGTGCAGCTTGAACTTATCTATCACATTGAGTGAATTGTCCTCTACGATATAGAAATAGCTGTTGTAGCAGTCGCGCGGAACCTTATAGCCATCTTCTCTGTCCCACTTTGCGTGCTTTACTCCTACATTCTCGGCAGGAATCATTTCACAGTTGAACATCAGCCCCTCTTTCTTGTCTCTGAACTTTCCGTTAGCAATCTGAACCATTCCAAGAATATCCTGTACGAAAGACTTGTAAGGAACACTGTCCTTAATCTCATACCCCATAAACTCGGCAGCTTCCACCAATCCGTTGATACCAATGGTAAGATATTGCCTTCCAATGTTGATATACCCTTCATCAAACAAAGGCAGCATACCGTTCTCTTGCAGCATCTTCAGGTTGTCATTGTAGGCTATCTGAACCTTATGACAAACCTCAATAATGTGGTTGAGATACTGATGATAGTCGCCATCAGTGTTCATTGCATATTGTATGCAGCGGTTAAGATTAATTGTCAAGACAGACTTTGAGCCTGTAGATACTCCACCGGCACCAAGAGTGTAGCTGAAGCCGTTGTCTTGGATCTCGTTCCTAAGCCGGCAACAACTTGACAACGAATCAGCATTATCACTCATATAAGTAAAGAACGAATGACCTTCGGCATACATTTCTGCCGTAAAATCACCATATTCTTTATCTTTTGGCTCATCATTTTCAATGAGCAAAGCCATTGTTTCCCATTTATATTCCATACAGGTCGTTACTCTGTATGCGTTCTTTACGAACTGCTTTATGTTGCCATAAAGATTAGACTATATCACGATCCCATTGGGACCTCTCCCATTTCCATTCACTTGAATGTACTTCCTTACGGAATAGTCGTTGAACCTTCCTCTGTGAGGCTTGGCTGCTGATAATCTACAAGAGACTTCCCAGCAATTAAGGAGATTTACGCTCTTACATATTTTTGTCCATGATATTTTCGATTGGCATTTATAGCCTTTTTCAGACCCTCTATACAAGCATGATGCCCTATATGCTCAACACATTTTTTCATAGACTTGTATGTAATGCCTGTATCAATGCACAATATTTTGCAAGGATATGTTTTTCCAACCATAGTCTTTCCCAAGACTTTCACTGCGTGTTGTTCATTTTCTTCTTGCGAACACCATTCAAGGTTTTCAATCCTATTATCGGATTTGACACCATTCTTGTGATTGATATATGGCTTATTATAAGGATTTGGAATAAATGTTTCTGCTATCAAACGGTGACTCATAAATCGCTTATGATTACCATTCTTAGAAAGCACTATTCTCAAATATCCATCCAACATTCGCTCTTGGATAAGCATTTTCCCAGGGTAATTTCTGGTACCATTGCTTTTATATCTAATCACTGAAGGCAACCTTTTAATATTGCCAAGATTTGAGGCTTCATATAAGCCTTCATATCCTTTTACTTCTTTCCAAATTTCCATTGTGCTTTTTATGTTAATAGTCAAGTTGAAGTTTAACCTTTCCCTTAACTTTCAACCAAGCACAAATGTAAGAGCTTTCATAGAGCATTACTGCCCTACGCCGCAGATCTGTTTACGGGGAACGTCAACAATGTCTTTGTTCTTTCGTGATTGAACCACTTCATGAACCGCTTTTGCAACCATGACAGACCTTCCCAATCTGGTTTTGAGCCATCTGGAAAATAGAAATCCCCAAACAAAGACTCAAAGTAGTACTTGTCATAGTATGCCACGTTCCAGAACACTGCCTGGAAGTTTCTTGCGCCAGTAGGCTGGTTGATGGAGTACACGATCTGTTCAAAACAATCAGTGATAACCTTGTCAATGGTGCGCTTCTTGATAGAGAGGTCTGCTTGGTTATCGGGGTGTTTCCAATAGTCCTTGCCATACTCCTTACCGATAAAGTAATTCATATACATCAGGAACTCTGGTGTGGCACACGCACCGCTCAGCATACTTGAAACAATGAACACCATGTTGACGAAGCCGCCGCAGAACGATTTGAGGTTGGTCGGAGCTTTACTATTGCCGCCTATACCCATAGTTCCATTATTGAGCCACGGATACATGGTTATGGAAGCGCAATAATTCGCAAGCGATGTCTCATCATTCTTATAAATAAAATGATTGTTGAGCAGATGAATGTACTCGTCAGCTAACTCTTTTCCATACCGCTTCTTGATACTGTCTGTGAGCATTTTTCTGTTAAGACGAATAAAGCTGCCCTTCGGAAGCTCGCCTATTAGAGTGGCGATGTTCTTGTGCTCAACATTAGCGTTGGCATCATACTTGCTTCCAGTAGCAGCGTTTTTGGCGGCACAATAGCCTGAGAGGAATTTCAGGTTATCAAGAGTGTTTCTGTCATCTGTATGCTGCTGTCTGTACAGCATAAATGACTTGGCAGCCTCAAAATGCTTTCCGTCCATAAGGGCGACTTCGACTTGGTTCTGTATGTCCTCGACCGTTATTCCGTCATAAAGGTACAACTTGGACATGATTTCAGAAACAGTCTCCATCGACAATTCCTTTCCCACCGACTTGAAGGCGGCAGACATGGACTTCACAATCTTGTCAGCTGAGAACGGAGCTATTGTCCCGTCCCTTTTCACAATACTTAATTTGTCCATAATTACTGATAATTTAATGGGGCGGCAACATTACCGCCCCGATACTTAATAATAGCCGACTTTATTTCGGTTCTTGCTCCCATTTGTCAAAGAAACGTTTGAACGATTCAGACAATTCGGCGAACTCTTTACGCATTTCAGTGGACTGAAGGGCGCCGGCAGTGATGCTTTGCTTGTATATCTTCTCAATTCCCAATCCTGGAATTATGTCTTTCTTATTGAAAAGACAATCAATCAGCTTGCCTTCAACTTCCTTAACCTTATCTTTATCGTTGATGACCACTTCTATTACAATGGGCACACCAACATCATACCAATCGCCTCCTGCACTCATACCTCTGTCCAATCTTCAGCGAATATATCCTCCCAAGTAGGCTGATAGTATGTTGCGATATTTTCTGCCGAATCGTTCTTTTTAACAAAGAGAACCTGGTTGCGATAATGTATCATGCAATCACCGACAGTGGAAAGTATCGCCTTTGCGCCATCATTCAAACTCTGCATTTTGGGGATCACCTCATTCGGTATGTCAGCAGGAATCTGTTTGGTAATAAAATACTCATGATTCCAGCTCTGTCTTGAAAAGTTTCGGTTGTTTTTCAAACCTTCAATTACTTCAGCAAATTTCAGCATAATTTTTTATTTAAGTGAACACTGATGATTATCAAACTAATTGGCATATAACGTCTTGCAAATAAAAATAAGTGCATATTAGCCTTTATCTATGAGCTTCACAATGTCGTGAAGGCTTTTGTCAACAAAGGCGATTTCTCCTGTATTATCATTGACAGCTTTCCACTCTACACCTTTCTGAGTACCGTATTCACCGTATGATTTGATGACATAACCCCTATACTCATACCTGCCAGGTCCAACCTTTATAGGCTTATCTTTCTTTCCCATATCACAAAAGCCCAAAATAAAGTTTCAACGCTGTGATAGATTCTACAATTTCTTTTGGAGTAGTGTACACCAATTCGTAGCCATTTAAGTCATCTGTAGCTGGCTTATAGTCATTAACAGACAGGTTTCCAACCATTTCAACGTACAGTTTACGCTCAACTTCATTGATATTGACGTTTTCGCCGCTCAGTCTTTCAAGAAGTTTTCTTACCCATACTGGAGCGTAGAAACGCTTGTTTTCTGAACGCTGCACATCATCTTGTATCTCACGTTGGAAATAAGCAATGGCAGCACCGATAGCGTCATTGACTTCAAGATTGTTGTGCATTGGAATGTAAGGCTCATCAGACTCGTTGTTGCGATAATCGAGAAAATGCTGGAGCGCGTTTACATAACCCTCAAGTTTTTCTCTTGATACATTACTCTTCGACATAGGCACCTCCTTCCAAAGAATCTGGAATGTTGTTGATGTGATTCTCAATATAGGACTGTTCCATTTTCAGTTCTCTAATACTGAGATTGAGTTCTTCAATACAATCTCCTTGGATTATATTGAATGTAATGCTTGTAATCAATAAAATCAATAATGCTATGATTACATAGTTGTTTTCTATCTTTTTCATAGATTGAATTTTAGAAAACACTGCTTTTTATCACGCGCAATGCGCCCTTTATTCTTGTGTGCTGGTAATTTACATGACTGCACACTAAACCCTTAAAGCGGTCTTACCCACTTCAAGGATTTCAGCTTGAGAGTCGCATAAAATTGTGCTGTATAATTTGACTCTGCTGATGTGACTCGCGCTTATTAGGTAAGCGGCACATGGATGGATGTTCTTCGACCTAATCGTTGCCATGCCTCACCATCCACCGGGCAGTATGCGACTCAGCCCGGCCCCTAATTCGGCACCTCCTGTTTGGCTTCCCTTCCCTGGAGGTCTCAGACGTGGGCGGTGGTTTGTGAATATCCGTCCCCACACCGCTTCTCTTGAAATTATCTCTTTGTCTGCGATGATCTTTTCGTCCCAGAATGTTTGTTCCTACTAAGGCAGCTTGCTTTCTGCGCTGATACGATGTTTTTCGTGTCACGGCCTCTTACCGTTTCGGACTTTAATACCTTTTGCTTGAAACATTCAAAGCTGGAGGTATGCTGCGGCGATAAAAACAAAACCGCAGTCAATCCTAAAGTCGCGAATGGATTGAACTGCGGTTTATATACTATACCCAGCGAGGGTTGCGTATGCTTATGTCTTTTTGCCAAATGCAGTCGCGACTCTGATTTTGCGGTGCAAAGATACGGACTTATTTTTATTCCACCAAATAATTTTGCGAGAAAGTGCATTGAATTAACAATATTTATGTTTTGGACTTTAGAAAAATGCGTGTGAATTATAAGGTACGCATACGCATAAAGGTATATATTTGCCAAATGAAGTGTACATAACAAATAAAATTAAAACGTTGATAACCAGTAAGTTAATTTTCTATTAATGTTCATTAACAAAAATTTTTATGAAAATATTTTGTAGATTCAAAATTTCTTTTTATCTTTGCACCCGAAATCGCAAAATTGCATAAAGACAGCTACATAATGAGCGACTATGATAAAAGGAAAAGGAAAACTCATGAAGGTGGCAGGTCATACGTTCTTTAACGAGTTTGAGGACGTTTGTGCAAAACTGCCAGACAATGACGAATACCTCTTCGTCATCTGTGACAACACGAAGAATAGGAATTTACCTTATCTCTCCTATTTCTTCTCCGTCGTGCTGAAGTACATATCGGATGCACTGCCCGACCACCCAGGCACAACGGCTCTCTACAAATTTTTTGAGGATATGTTCGCTCCGATTCATACCTCAAGAATTAACGGTATAGAGTTCGAGTATTGCGAACTCAAATCGGAGAAAGCAAGTGATGTCAACGGCATAATTGAGAAGGTCGTTGAATATGCCTCTAAAGAATGGGGCATTGAGGTTCCACGTCAGGAAGATCTGAAAGACCCTGAGCTACGTGAACTGCATAGCCAAGCCTACCTGAAACAGGAGGTCGATTGGAGCAATTTTATCTCTTCGCGCAAAAATATATCTAAAGATGAGCGAAGAAATGAAGAAAATCAGCGCATTTGAGGCTTTCGCGCAATCTCAGATTACTTATACTGAGGCTGAAGAAAAGGCTAAGTTAGAAGCTGGCTCACCAAAAGTGGCACGTTATCGCATTGGTGAGGATGGCGAGTACACAATCCGTATTCTTCCTCTTGCACCGACATTTGATGAGGATGGTAATATTCTGCCAATGGAGCGTAAGGGCTATGATTACCCGGTTCATCAGCAGTTCATTACCATTGAGATTCCTGGTAAGGGCGGCGGCAAGAAAAAGAAGATGAGTATCCCTGTCATTCGCACTACCGACACTGAGGTCGGTTATTCTGTTGACATCATTGACACTTATGTCAAGATTGCCAAGGAAATGTACGGCGATGACCAAGAGCTTATGGAGCTTATTGACAACACCAATTACTATGGCGGTTTGCGATGGAGCTATCAGCACGCAATTATGGTTCTTGACCTTCTGAATGACAAGGAGCGTGCTAAGGGTCCTCAGCTTTGGCAGTGCTCACACAGTCAGTATCGTGACCTCGATGGCGCAAAGATGCGTTTGTGGAGAGAGCTGCGTGCTGATGGCGAGCAGGATACTTGTCCTATTAGCTGGTTTACCGGTGCTTATCCTGTCAAAGTTGTCCGTACAACTGAGAAGAAAAAGACCAGTTACAACTTTGAAATTGGTCGTAAGACTGTCAATGTAAAGGAGGAAGAGGCACAGGCATTGCTTGATATGCCACGTATTCCTGAGCAGATTTACCGTTACACTCGTTATCAGTTTGAGGCAACTGTTGAGTTCCTCAAGCAGTATGACGAGAAGCATGAAATGGAAGTCTGCAAAGAGGCAGATTTTATTGAGGCTGTTGAGAAGCTGAAAGGTGAGCTCCCCAAAGATGACAACTCTCATTTTGACCTTGCTTCTGCTTCTCAGAAGTCTGAGACCGAAGAGGTTAGCATCAATTCTTTGTGGGCAGAGTTTGACAATATCGTTGACCAGGAGCTTGGTGAGAAGTCTGACGAGTATCAGGAGCTTCGTGAGAAGATCCGTCAGTTCATTGAGGACCAGGAGCTTGATGTTCGTATTTCTCGAACCAAGAACAATCAGCAGCTTCTTGAGGAGATTGAAGATGCTCTTGATGAGAAGGAGCGTCAGCCCAAGAAGGAGGCAAAGAAAGAACAGAAGGAAGAGGCTCCTGCTAAGGCTACAAGAACAGCTCGTACAGCAAGACCAAAGGCTGATGATGACGAGCCTACTGATGAAGGAACAGACAATAATGGCAGTGAACCAGAGCCTGAGCCTGAAACAGAACCTGAAGCAGAGCCAGAACCTGAGAATGAAGTTCCTGCCCGTCGCCGCCGCCCACGTCCAGATGATGAGGAAGAGAACGGTGGCGATGACAACAATGGTGACTCCGATAAGGAGGAAAAGCCATCTGAGGAAGAGGGCGGTCAGCAGCGACGTCGCCTTCATTCAAGAAGATTGAGATAATTCCAGTCTTTAGATAATTTTCGTGTAGTGATTGAGGGGTGTGGGTTAATACCCCACTCCTCTTTTTTAATTGATTGGAATTATGAAAGAAGCATTAGCATTATTAATCAACGACATACACGTTGATAAGGACAATATTGCTGAGTTCAATAAGAATTGGGACGAGGCATTGACTGTTTGTCAACGTGAGGGTATCACCGATATTGTTGTCGGTGGTGATATGTTCATTTCTCGCGCCTCCCAGACCCTTGCCACATTATTGGCAGTGCGACACGCATTTGACAGAGCCTTTGCTAAAGAAATATTCATTACTATAGCTGAGGGAAACCATGACAAGGTGAACCAAGAGGAAATCGAAGGTTATATTCATCTTTGGAAGGGCATGAAGGGGCTTGATGTTGTGGATTCCCATAAGTTTTTGTATTGGGAAGGCTGTGACTTTGCTCTTGTGGTAATGAGTTATTTTCCAGAAAAAGGTACGTTTCTTGACAGACTTGACAAGGCAGTGGCAGATACAATCACTGCCCTTAATCCTGATGTGGATTCAGAGTCGAAAATGATACTGTATCTTCACGAAGGCATACACGGTGCGTTGGGTGACTTTGAAATAGATGGTGAACTACCGCAAGAGCCATTTAAGGATTTCAAGGCTGTATTGTGTGGACACTATCACAATCGTACAAAAATAAAGAATACAAACATTCGATATATTGGTTCTTCACGTCAGAACAATTTTGGAGAGGACGAGGAGAAGGGATATACGATTTTGTATAGTGATGGCACCACCAGCTTTGTCAAGAACGAGGCGAATACACGATATATCACTTGTGAAATCAATGCAGATGATATTGACAATCTTGAGAATTACTTTTCAGACCACGACCTCACCAATTACAAAACAAAGGTGAAGGTTCGTTGCAATGAGAAGCAAGCCAAGACATTTGATAAGCAGAAACTCATTGACCTTGGGTTTAACAAGGTTGAAATGCTTGCTGAGACGAAAGTTTCAAAGGAAACAGCGGCAATGGGCATAGATGAGAAGTTTGATAAGCAGGGTATCAAGAAGGAATATCTAAATTTCTGTGAAGAGCAGGATATAGATAGCCAGCTTGGAATTAAATATCTGGAGGCATAGATATGTGGAAGTTAAAGTCTGTATATATCAATAATATAGTATCATTCAAAGAGGCGAAACTCAACATTGAGCAAAATGTCGCAACTCTTATTTTTGGTCACAATGAGGATAATGCTTCACAGCCCTGCAATGGCTCCGGCAAGTCATCGCTCATAGAGGCTATTTCGTTTGCACTTACTGGAGAGCAGCTTCGTAAGGTCAAGACTATTGACGAGATAATCAATGACCATGCCGACACTGCTTATGTGGCACTTGACCTTGAAAATGATTATGACAACACCAAGTTTGTCATCGAGAGAACCATCAGTCGTTCTGCACCGCAGGTGATTCAATGCACGAAGTATGACTCTGATGGCAATGAGATTGAAACTGACAAAACGGTTCAGCCTACTGTAGCTGACTATAACAAGTTCATTCTCAATGAAATTGGCTTGGCCAAGGATGATATATACAATAATTACATTCTATGTGACAACAAGTATGAATCTTTCTTTGACTGTTCTGACAAGAACAAGAAAGAGGTTATCAATCGTTTCAGCAATGGTGTAATCATTGACGAGTCGATCGAGCGTGTGCAGCAGGATATGATTCCTGTTGAAAAACGTTTGAATGAGGCTAATTCTAAGGTAATCAACATCAAAGGTTCTATCTCAGCTATAGAATCAGAGCTTGACCAGGTTGGGCAGAAGAAGGCTGATGCCAAGGCGCAGCGTCTTGAACGTATTGCCAAGATAGATGAGAACATCAATCAGTGTCGTTCAGATATTGAAGAAGCCAAGTCAAAGCAAGAAAAAGGCGAAAAGCGTCTTGAGATATTAAAAAATGCCCAAAATTCTGTAAATGAGCTTGAGGATTCCGATATGGGCCTGATTGACTCTTATCGCAAGATAAAGAAGCTCTGTGAGGACAACGACCTTGGTGAGGTTACTGACTTTGAGCAGCAGTCACAAGAATACAAGGACAAGGTTTCAGAAAAGAAAGCCAAAATCTCAGAATTTAAAAAAGATATTGCCGTTGTTCAAAAAACTGTTGACAGCTGCAAGTCAGAATATGACAAGAACTTGAAACAGTATAATGAGAACGTAAAATCCAATGAGGTGAAATCTGAAAGTGACAAACAAAAAATGTCTGAGCTGAATGAGGAAATTTCCAAATTGGATAGCAAACTGGACAAGATAGAGACTGACATCAAAGCTCAGAAAAAACAGGTGTCTGCCCTTGAAGAGAAGTCTGATGGCATTATGAAAATATTGCGAGGCTCGATCACTTGTCCTAAATGTGGTCACGAGTTCTTGCTTGACAATGACAAGACTATTGACGAGCTTAACAAGGAAATGTCGGACATCAAGACTAACATTGAGAGCAAGAATAAGGACATAGACAAGCTGAACAATGAGTTTGACAATATTGATACCGAGGCTGCCAAGAAGTCAGAAGAGGTTGAGAATATTGAGAAAAACTTGAAAGACAGAAAGAAGGCGCTTGACGATGAGTATTCATCAGTATCTCAGTTGAAGCGAAAATTTGACAATGCCACTTCTGAGCTTGCTTCTCTTAATAAATCTATTACGGAAACGCAAACCGAGCTTGACAAGTTCAATGGAAAGCTGGAAGTCATGCGTAACCGTATGTTCGGGGAAATCACCGGAATACTTGAGGGCAGAATACTTAATGGCGAAAACTATGTGTCTCAGCAAAAATCTTCGATTCTATTTCACGAAGGTCAGCTGAAGCAGTATCAGCAGTCCAAGAAAGAATTGGTGGAGGCGCCTGAAACTGATTTTGAAAGCAGCTTGCAGGAATCACTGAAGAAGTATTCTACAGAGCTTAAAGATGCGGAGGACGATGCGGCTTCGATACAGAAAGAGTTTGATACGCTAAAAGGACAAGAGACTTATTTCACAATGTTCAAGAGCTATATCGCACGCAAGAAGATTGATGCACTGTCCTTAATCGTCAATGATTTCCTTGAAAAGATTGGCTCTGACATCAGATTGAAACTTGAAGGCTTCACGGTCACAAAGACAGGAAAGTTGCGTGACAAGATCTCCGTCCAGGTAATGCGCGATGGCATTGATTGCGGTTCGTATCACAAGTTCTCAGGTGGCGAGAAGGCTCGCTTGAACCTTGCTTGTATCTTGTCATTGCATACTCTGACCAACTCAAATTGCGAGGCAGGAAAGGGTCTTGATTTCATAATCATTGATGAACTTCTTGACAAGTCAGATGAAATGGGTATGACAACTTACTGCGATGCTCTTAACAAGTTGAAGCAGACCGCATTGCTCATAACTCAGGGCGCAGTTTCTGAAGGTTATCCGCATAAACTATTAATTACCAAGAGACAGGGTATTTCAACAATATCAAAATAATAGTTTTATGCAGAAATTGACAGAAGAATTTGTAAGCCAACTGTCACGGAGTGATGTGATGGCATTTGACGTTGCTTCCCATTGCGGTTTCTATACCCTTGGTGAATATGGCACGAAGTATTTTCCGAACAATGAAAAGGCACCGAAAAAGTTAGGTCCTGATTATGCGCAGCATAAGGCATTTCGCCAATGGCTTGTTGATATGCTTACTTCACACCATATCAAGGTGGTTGCGGCAGAGGACGTGATATTCGGGCATTTCATTGATTTTCGGAAGCTGTGCGAGTTCCGGGGCATATTGTTTGAGGTCTGCGAGACCCTTGACATTCCTATAGTGGTGTTTAAACCTTCAGACATCAAAAAACACGGAACAGGCAATGGCAATGCTACCAAGCAGATGATGATAGACTATGCTGAAAAGCGTTATCACATCGAGGTTGGAAAAGATGACAATCTCGCAGATGCCATACACATCTATATGTACTTTATTCACAGGTATAAACTTTAATATTTTATGATAGCAAGTAAGAAAACCGTTAAGAATAATGACATAGGTAAGCACTGCGATATGCTTTTTGACGCCTTCTTTAACTTTACTGATGGCAATGTTTCCGAGGTCAGATTAATTGACATAAGGGACATCAGCGAGCCAATGCCGCCACAAGTCGATCAGATAAAGAAAATGCTTGCACGATGCGATAAGGCATGGAAGGAGTACTGCGATTTAGTAGGGCTTTCTGGTCATAGTAGAAACTTATTAATAAATCGTGTCGAGAAGGAATGGCTGAAAAGAGAAAAAATGATGATGCGACTCCAAAAAAGAAAAAGGACGCAAAGTGCAACCAACTGAGTCCAAGAGAGAAGGAGAAACTGTTCAATCAATACATTATGCCGAGGCTTGATAGCATAAAGAGCCTGACAAGGAGATACACTGACCATTACCAGTATGTAGATGACAACTATAATTACTGCCTGTCTCAGCTGTATCATTACATTGGTTCATATAACCCGTCACAGAGCATTGAGACGTGGGTTCATATATGCACCAAGAGAGCGTGTTTCCATCAGAACAAGAAGAGGGCGGAAGAAGCCTCGCATTGGACTGATGTTGAAATGTGTACACAAGACGAACTGCATCAGCACGGTACGAGTATGATGTCTGATGCAGGTTTCGGCTCTCTTGCTGACAATGTTTCGGATAAGGTATATGACGCTTTGATGCAGATTCCCGCACACCGCTTATCTCCATTTCTCCTTTTTGCACAAGGTCACGGAATCAGGGAGATTACCAGTATCGAGTACAAGATGGGGCATTTGGAGAAGCGGTCTGAGGATATGGTGAAAAGCCGTATCTTTTGGGCGCAGAAGGAACTTCAATACATACTCAGGCAATATGGAATTACAGGAAAGAACCATAAAGGTAAGGGGAATGATTGAGACGGTCATAAAATATACCGTTGACCCCAAATGGAAATACACGCAAAGCGGAATAGCCGCATTGCAACTTCAGTCAGGTCTTGAGCTGCTTCCGACATTGTTTGGTGGTGTTGAGGTCGCTGATGAGAGGATTGTGGATTTTGTAGTGTACCAGATATACCGTAGCCGTCAGTCTATCGAGAATGGAAGGTGGAATCCGTCGTGGCTGTTTTCACCAACCGCCTTTGAAAAATACAAGGCGCAGTTCATTGACGAGAAGGGAAAATCTGGTATGAAATACTACATTGACAAGTGGCTCGATGAATATGAGCTGTCAAGAGGAAAACTCGTGTCAATGATAGCAAAGCAAAAACCAAGCCCTTTGCGAAATATGGTTTATATGGAATCTGAGGAACCTATCAAGAAAAGGTTCTTCAATACTGAAATGGGTTTTGTCCTTTGTCAGCAATCCACTACAGGTTGGAGCCCATTGTCAGACTCTTGTGCTAAATGTAACAAATGGATTGAATGTGGCAAACTGACTGCCGCAAAGTACCCGGAATTAATGAGATTTAGAAAAGAAGCGTATGGCAACAAAAAAAACAGATAATGTTCTGACTGCTGAATTTCTTGCGGAGCTTTACAACTGCGCAATAACCAACAATCAGATATGTTCGGTTGTGACGAGATATATGGATGACACATTCTTGCCTGACCAGCAGTATCAGATGTTAAATTCGGCTCTGAAGAGTTATTTCAACGAATACAAGACCGCTCCTCAATACGGAATTATAACCCAGCGATTATCTTCATCGAGGGCGGTTTCTGAGTTACTTGAGGAAATCAGGGAAACGGCAAAGTCAACTGATTATGAAAGCGTAAGGGACCAGTTTGAGGAATATTTGAAATTGGTTCAGTTTAAGAAAATTCTCAAGGAAGTTACCAAAAAGTATGAAGATGGCGAGCGTATCGGTGCAATGTCATCATTCACAAGAAAGGCATTGGAACTTCAGCAGTTCTCGCTTGCGCCAGAGGAGTTTATAGACATTGCCCAAACATACGAGGAAAGACTGAGAGAGAACAAGGTTCGTCACGAGAATCCAACTGAAAAGATGGTTAACAGTTTCTATATTGACGGACTTGACCAAATGAACAGGGGCTGCAACCTCAGAACTCAGCTTTCACTTTTCCTTGCGATGTCTGGTGTCGGAAAGAGTCACATAGCAAGATGGATTGGCTACAATGCCGCTTATGTCAGCGGACTTGATGTATTGCATTTCCAACTTGAGGGTTCGGCTTCTGAAGTCACAGATGCTTACAGTGCAATGCTCACAGGCTCATCTACATACGAATACGAGAGAGGCAATATCAATCCTCACCTGCTTGACAGACTGAAAGAGCAGCTTGTAATGTATAAGGGTTCACTGAAGGTCAAGGCATATCCTAAATTTGGAAAGGAGGTGTCAACCACAGACTTGATGAATGAGCTTGACAAGTATCGTGAGAAATTCGGTAAATACCCTGATGTCGTTGTAGTTGACTCTCTTGACTTGTTGACTGATTCATCGGGCAAGAACTATGATACAAAGAGTTTGCGCCATAAGAGAATCGCCACTGCCCAGGATTTGAAGGATTTGGCTGGAACCACTAATGCCTGGTTTGTCGTAACCTATCAGGCGACCATTGAGAATCCTGAGTGGGTCAATGATGAAAAGAATGTTCTTACAGCTTTCAATACGTCAGAATGTAAGGGACTTCAGAGACCATGTACCCATTTCATTTCCCTTAATCAGAGCAGAAATGAGTACAAGGAAGGAACAATGCGACTGTATGCAGACAAGTTCCGTTTCTGCAAGAAAAGCGATCCGTTCAAGATTGTCACGGACTATGAACACGAGATATTCTACGACAAGGTTAGGACTTTAAATTTGCCGCCAGATTAAGGTCGTGGGGCAATGCCCCATGGCCAATGTGATGAGGACAGCTTATTAAACTACACGATTATGTATTTGGCACCAGATTTGAAACGTTCCATAACGGAAGAGTTAATGTTTGAGCTACAGGGAAAGAAGGACGGTGGCAAAAAGAACATACTTGTCCAAAACTGTCCGTTTTGCGGTCACGATGGATATAAGTACGGAATATATATCGGTCCTGACACTGGAAAGAAAAGATTTGGAATGTCTAATTGCTATCATTGTGGCAGGTCGTACAGGACTTTGAAAGACACGCTTGAGGCAATAGGCAGAAGCGATTTGATACCTCTTGAGACAACTCAGCTTGACGATGATGTCACTGACATATCCGATATGTTCAATGATGAGATTGATGACGAGCTTGTTGAGATAGAAATGCCGAAAGGTTATAAAAGATGCTTTAGGAACGCATATCTCAAGTCTCGTGGATGGATTGCCGATGACTATGAATATTTCCCTGTAGGGACGAACAGAGGACTTGACAGGGAGCTTGACGGTTATGTAATCCTTGAGATAATCGACGAGGGAAGAAGAGTTGGCTATGTAGCGAGGAACACAATGGACAAGGACGAGATTGACGAGTACAACCGAAAGCACAGATTTCAGATACGCAGATATAAGAACTCTGACGTTGAGGGAAACGGCTTTTCAAAGTTGCTCTACAATTATGATGCCATTGAAGCTGATGTCACACCTTCAGTGATATTATGCGAAGGTCCGTTTGATGTGGTTGGCCTGAACAGGAAACTGGAATTGTATGACAACAAAAGTATAGTACCTGTTGCGACATTTGGCAAGAAAATAAGCCAGGAGCAGATGTACAAGCTACAGAAGAAAGGTGTTGAACAGGTTGTGCTTGGTTATGACAACGATGCCAAGGAAACAACGGCGAGGATAGCGATGGAGCTTGAAAAATACTTCGATGTCCTTATAGCCGATATTCCTGATGGGGTAGGCAAGGATTGGGACGAAATGGATCTTGAGGACATATACGATGTATTTGCCTTCAATTTGAAAACATTAAGGGAATTTAATCTTGAATGAAATGGAAACAATGACATTGAGAGAGTGGCTTGACTGCCATTATATAACTTATTCGATAAGAAAGGACATTCTTGTCATACCAGAGTTCGGTCGTTTTCTCATTCAGGAGAATTATGACCATATATTTAAGCAAAACAAGGATGGCAGTGCGGTTCTCAACATAACTGAGAATCCAGCGTACCTTATTGCTGATGAAATATTCTATGTCACGTTTCCATTTGGAAAAAGATGGTATTATGTTGACATTAGAAAGCCCGCAGAGGAACAGCAATTCAACATATTGAGATATGTAGGTCCAAGTCCAAAATACAAGCACGAGTGCCTGTTTTATCCGCTTGGAATACATTCGGGATATGAGTTGCTGAATGGCAGCGGTCTTATGAAGGACTGGTGTGCCAAAGCTAAGTTCCTTGGGTATGGGGGCTTGTCAGTTGCGGACAGGAATACGTTGGCGGTTTCGCTCGATCTTCAACAATCAGCCAACAATGTCGGATTAAGGTTTTGTTTCGGCTATTCCTTGACTATAAAGATTGGAGATACGAGGGTTGGCGCAAAGGTGTATTCCGCCACACAGGAAGGCTTCAGAAACTTGTTGCGCATACAGAAGATAGTGGCAGTTGACAATGAGGATAACAAGGAGATAGAATATATTGACTTGTTGAATCACGCTGCCGGCAATACTCTTGTGTTTGACAAGCTGTCAGGCGGTTGGCTCGCTGAAAAGTGGGAGTTGCTTGTTGATATAAAAAGAGCTTTTGACGGTTGGGTTTATTTTCAGGTTGATGTCACTGAATATCGTGCCGATAGGATCGATTCAGCTGTGCTTGTCAGCACCAAGGCATACTTTGATGCTTATTATATGGGTGATTTGAAGTACTATATGAATATACGTCCAGTCCTTATACAAGATACATATTACCTTGATAAAGAGGATTGGAAAACCAAGATTATACTCAATAAGATAGCTTCGGGGGCAGCGCATGAACAGTCACACGACCAATATATGAAAACCATTGACGAGCTTTATGACGAGTTTCGTTCAGTGTTTTCTGACAAATATGACGATGATGTATTCTATGATATGTGTGAGGCTACGGCTGACATTATCGAGAACGCCACCGCCTCATACGATTTGACTGAAAACTATGCTCCAAAGTACGATATGACTCCAGAGGAGCAAAAGAAATATGGAACGACACTCAATATGTTCAATCAGCTCATCGAGGAGGGCTTCAAGAAGTTGGTGCCTGATGGCGAAGAGGAGAAGTATCGTGACAGGGTTGAGTATGAGAAATATATCATAATGTCAACCGATAATGTTGATTATTGTCTCATTACTTGGGATGAATTGAATTGGGCGCAGAAGAATGGAATATTGACAGGTATTGGTCGTGGATCTGCGGGCGGCAGCTTGCTTTTGTATCTGTTGGGAATAACCAAGATTGACCCATTGAAGTATGACCTTATCTTTGAGAGATTCCTTCTTCCTGAACGTGGAGGTCTTGCGCCAATGGATGTTACTAAGATAGAGCCTAATATCGAGTCTAATGAATATGTAGAAATACTGCTCAGAAACGGTCAGACTATCAGATTTGATAAAGATGCTGAGTTTCTTGTTGAGCGCGATGGTGTACGTTCAATCGTATATGCTGATGAGCTTGAAGAAGATGACGATATAATTTGGGACAGAAAAGACGAATTGTTCACATTGGACAGTTTGTATGATTAAGGCAGTGGGTTTAAAGTGTGGAATTATGAAAATCGCAAGTGTAAACAAATATAAATCAGAAAAGCCTGTAATAGTTTCAGATTGTATGGTCGATTCAGGCTATCAGAAAGTTGCTCACGGCTCACTGCCTGATATAGATTCTGATTTCTCAGCAGATAGACGTGACGAGGTGAAAGCTTATCTCGAAAAACGTTACAATAAGGACGGACTTCAGAGAGTTTTCTCCGCAGGAACGTTCACAACAGAAAAAATCAAGTCTGTCATTAAGGATGTGGCAAGAACATACAAAGTTCCCGTTGCTACAGTCAACTACTTGACTGCTATACTTGATGATAGTTTGACTTGGACAGGACTTATGCGTTTGGCTTCTACAGACAAGCGTATGAGGGATTTTATAGAGAAATATCCTGATGTGTTTGAGGAAATTCTCCCTATTATGGGACAGACTCGTTCAGCAGGTATTCATGCGTCAGCGGTAATCGTCACTCCAGAGTATATCAAGGGCGACAGGGTTGACTGCTATGATTTGTTACCTGTTAGAAAGATGGGGGATTTGCTTGTGTCCGAGATTTCTGGTAATGACATCGACGCTATTGGTATTCTGAAAAATGACGTACTTGGTATCAAGGAGCTTACTCGTATGGCAGATATATTGGCACTCATAAAACAAGAGTATGGTGTGAAATATACCATACTTGAGATTGCCTCAAAGTATCTAAATGACGAGAAAGTATTCAAAATCATCAAAGAAGGCAATACACAGGGTATATTCCAGATGTCTGGTGAAGGCATAACCAAGTTCATTAAGAGAATGGCTCCGGACAATATCAATGATATCATCGCTTCCGTTGCGCTGTTTCGCCCTGGAACTCTCGATTCTGGTGCAGCTGAAAATTATGTGCAGGCTAAAAGAGGGGAATATGAACCTTCATATTTATGGGGTACTTATGAAATTCTGAAAGAAACATACGCTCAGATGTGTTATCAAGAGCAGATTTCACAAGTTGCGCAAAAGGTTGGGGCACTTAGTTTAAGTGATGGCGTTAATTTGGTTAAAGCTCTTAGTAAGAAAAAATTGGAAAAAGTAAGGAAATTCCAAGACAAATTTTTTGAAGGGGCAAAGAAAAATGGCTGTCCAAAAGAAGCCGCTGAACATATATGGAAAACAGTTGAGGACGCTGCTAAATATGCCTTTAATAAGAGCCACGCTACTGCTTATGGGCTGACTGCATACATCGGTGCATGGCTAAAGACTTATTATCCAACGGCTTTCTACACTGTTATACTTAGAGACCAAGAAGAGGACAAAATGGCTGTGCTTATGAATGAGATACGCTCAGTCGGTGGAACGGAGCTTATGCAGCCAGACATCAATATCTCTGATGTAAATTTTACAGCTGACTTCAAAAATAACCGTATATACTGGTCGCTCAGTCGTATTAAGCAGCTTGGCCCGAAAGCGGTTCAATATATTGTCCAAGAACGAAAGATGTATGGAGAGTTCGCAGATATGGAAGATTTTATTAAGCGAATATTTAGATCCAAGTTCAAAAATTGGGACGATGAAGGCACTCCAGAGGTAAGGGAAAGATGTCCTGTCACTGCACGCAGTGTAAGGAATCTGATATTGTCTGGAACATTTGACAGATGTGAGGGCATAACCGCATTGATAGAGAGATACGGTTTGATGTCAAAGGCAGCGAATTTGCTTGGATTTGAAATAACTGAGAAGGATGTTCCCGAAAACCTTAGAGATAAGCATTATTTCTGGTCTCAGCAGCAAATCAATGTGGCTGGCATTGGTCAGATAGACTACAGAAGAATCTACAATAACTTTGAGAAGCCAAACTCAATGTTAAGATACAAGTTTATTGAGTTCAAGGACTTGGGTAACTTGTTTTATGAGACTAAGAAAGGTGTCATTTGTGCTACGATATGTGCGGTTACTGACAAGAGTTACAAGGATCGTATGAGTGGTACTACAAAGCACTTCGGTAAAATAGAACTTCAGCAGAACACCGATACGAACATATTGACGATATGGGACGATTGGGATATTTTGAAGCATACACTCAAGGATGCCGCGGGCAAGATAATCATTGCCGTGGTCAATGTGAAATGGAGCGATTACGATGAGAAGAACACGCTTCAGATTGGAAAGTCAATTTTTACAAAACTATTGTAATATGTCATACTTGGTTGATATTAGGGAGGACTTGGACGAGCAAGTGCAAGCTCAGATACGCAAGTTCAGAAAGAAAAGCAGTGCCACGGGATATAATTCCTGGTATCGTATCAACGTGGCTATGGCAAGGGCGAGGGACGAGACAATATACCACGACAAGATGGATAATTGGATTATGCCGAACCTGTTTGATGACAATGGCGATGCAATAACGTGGTATCACTGGAGAGATCCGCAGCAAAGCCAAGTCAATATGGTTAAGAAGAACCTTGACGTGTCCTCACACTGGAAAAGAAAAAGGGGGAAGGTCACTGCGTTTAGGTTAAAACACATAATGCTTGAAATACTTCAGTATCGAATTGACAAATATTTAAATCCCACTACAGATATGGAAAAATTAAAACTATTGTGCATTGTTGGGGGTTCTGGTTGCGGAAAGACGCTTGCCTCTTTGCATTTGAAATACAAGAAGGACGCGAATGTCATTTGTTCGTTCACTACCAGACCGCCAAGAGACAGTGAGGTGGAAGGTAGGGACCATCACTTCATAGACATTGTTCCAGACAGAACTGAAATGATTGCCTATGCCCATTTTGCAGGAGAGTATTATTACGCTCTAAAAAGTCAGGTATTCGGTCCATGCACCGTGTATGTCATAGACGAAAAGGGGCTGAAGAATATGAAAAACGACTTTGGTGATGTTTATGACATAACCACTGTCCTTATAAAGAGGGACAAAAGACTGAGAAGGAAATGCGGAGTTGATGAAACAAGGATTAGACGTGATGAAAGACGTGAAATCAATGACAGCGAATATGACTATATCATTGAAAATAACGGCACAAAACGTCAGTTCTTTGAAGAAATTGAGCGTATATATGAAATCGTAAAAAACAAGTAATATGGCAGCACCGAAAGAAAAAACCAACATCGTGACACTCATCGTGTACGACTTTGAGACAGGCGGGCTTGACTGCAACAGATGTGCGGCAACCCAGATTTCCCTTCATTTTGTAAGGCTTGACACATTTGAGGTTATGGAAAAATATAATGCCTATATATATCCATATAACAAAAAGGCCGATATGGGCAAGCCAAAGAAGAAAACATTGAAGAGCAAATATGATGTGGAAGAGGAAGAGCTGATGGATTATGAAAACAGGGCACTTGAGGTTTCGGGAATAACAATGGATATGCTTTACTCTATGGGCAAGCCACTTGAAGATGTTTGTGCCGAGATATGCGATGCCATTGAAAGAAACACATTCCCTGTTTCTTCTGCGAACAAACCGGTGTTAGTTGGACAAAACCCATTGTTTGACAGTGGCTTTATGCAGCAGATTATGGTCTATTCTGGTATGTGGGCAAGGTTTTGTAAGTTAGTGAGAGGATCGAAGGATTTCTTCGGTAACTTCCAGCCTGTGCAGTTGGACACTATAACATTGGCTCAAATGACATTTGGCAACGACAAGAGTGTTATGACTTGGAAACTTGAAATGTCCGCTGAGAAACTGAATATTGAGCTTGATGATGCCCACGATGCAGATGCAGACGTAACGGCTACAAGGGAGATAGTGAGGGTTCTTACTGCAAGAATGAGAAATTCAGACGGAAATTCAAATGCGGTGGGAAGCCTTGCTGTTGAGAAACGAGAAAAATTAAGAGACCACTTTAAGATTTGACGGATATGAAGAAAGAATTTAAATTCGACAAGACTACAGGAACAATGGTGCCTGTAAATGCGGCGGTAGCCCAAGCAGTCAAAAACAATGTGGAGGCAGATGTCAGTGAAGTGAAATCTGATGTCAATACCGCAAAGCCTGAGTTTAAGGAAGAAAAACAGATAGTGTCAAAGCCCGCACCAGTCAATGCCTATAAGGAGATAGTGCAAATGCAAAGGGTTAGCAGACCGACCGCTGTTCAGCTTGTAAATGATGACGGTGTGCCTGAAGCGTACCTTGACTCTATTAATATGGGCGTAATGATGTTCCGTGAGCGTCAGGATTATGACATAATGCAGATAATTGACGAGCGGACCAACCAGCCTCTGATGTACATCGGTGGATATGCCCTTCAGATGAATTTCAATATGGAGAGGCTAAACTCGACCGAGAAGATAGAGCAGTGTCTGAATGGATTGACAAAATTGTTCAGAAAAGCCATTATGGACTATGCCTTGAAACATCGTGGCTGATAGTGTTCAGTTGTAAAAATCCAACGTCAATATTTTGACTATTATTTATAAAGAATAATATATATAAATGTACGATGGATATGCAACTTACAGATAAAGAGGAGAAGTTCTGTTTGGTTTATGCCTGCGGCCCTTCTCCATATAACGGAAATGCCAAGAAAACGTTTGACTTGGTGTTCAATGGAATGAGCGGCGTGCTTGTCGATGTTGATGAGGATCGTCAGGCGAAGCACGATGTGGAAGTTGCTTTGACAGCAAGAAAGCTAATAATGCGCGATGACATCAAAGAGCGTATTGACCAGCTTCAAAGCGAATCAATGGTCACTGCCGCAACGCTCAGACCAAGACTTACGGAGACCCTGTTGAAAATAGCAGACGAATGTTCAACCTTGATAGTGGAGGACAGGTTTGGCAAGAAAGTGTCGCCTGCCCCATTGAGGTCGGTTGCGGTTGGAGCAATCAGCAAACTGACAGATATGTATGGAATCAAGGAGGACATTGCCCACAAGGTTATGCTTGAGGGTGCTGACGGTGACGGAATCACATTCAATCTCATCGTTCCTCAGAAACAGAATGAGAACGAGATAAATGAACTTGATGTCTAACACATAAAATGGCAATTATGGATAACAAGACAACTTCATTTATCGGCGATTTCGTCGTCAAGAACATCAAAAGCATACTGACGTGTGTCATTTTCGTCTGCGGAATATATCTTCAGTATCAAGCGAGTATGATGAAGATAGAGCAGATGGAGCGAGAAATTGCACAGCTGAAGTCACAACTTGACGCTCAGTATGTGAAACTCGACAACATGAAGCTCGACAAGGCAGTGTTTGAGGCTACCATGAAGCAATTTACGGATATGTCAGCCGATTTACGTCAGATAAGGGACAGGTTGGAGGACATGATGGGCGACAGGCAGCACATTACGATATACGACAAGAAATAACAATGCTAAAAATCGGGGATAAGATAACGGTCAGACATTCAAAACAGCTTGCAAAGAGCGGCAATGCCATACTTGTAAACAAGTCTGGAGAGGTCACGAAAGTGATATATTCAAATGGAAGGCTGCTTGGTGCATACGCTGACATCAAGATAATGAGGAGACTGAAAAACTATTATATACCGTCAGAGTCCATTGAAGGGCCTGAGTCTATCAATAGGGTCAGAACCCTCAGCATATTAAAGACAACAGTACTATGAGTATCAGAAAAAATTTTCCTCAAGAGGATGACAGCAAGGTATCAGTATTAGCGAGTTTCATTGCCGGACTGCTGCTTGCTCAATGCGCAACCCAATTTTGTGTGAGGGCATTTGCTGACGAAAGCCTTGCATCAAATTTTTACGGATTGTGTCTTTGCATTTGTATCGGTATGTTGAAAGAAACACTCCATAACGAAACTGATGACATAATCTTTGAGGAAAATGATTTTCTGTCACTTATATTCGGCGGTATCATAGGCGAGTTTGTTTTATTGTTTTAAATATAATCATTATGGAATTGATTGTAGAACGTATCGCTCAGAAACCAACCTACACAATAGGAAGGCTTTATATTGACGGGGCGAAAGAAAAGTACTGCGACACCCTTGAGGACAAGGTTCGTGATGTCAATAAGAATGGGGTGTTCGACAATGGGGAGAAGAAGGTGTATGGAGAAACGGCCATACCTTTCGGAAGGTATGAGGTCAAGATGACCTTTTCTCCAAAGTTTTCAAAGAAGTTTGCATATACGGCATTTATCAAGAACGGACTGATGCCTGAGATATGCAACGTTCCTGAATTTACTGGAATACGTATTCACGGAGGCAATACGGCTGCTGATACATACGGCTGCCTGTTGGTCGGGAAGAATACTGTGGTTGGTCGTTTAACTGAATCGCTTGCAACATTCAAACCGCTCTATGCCAAGCTGTATGAGCATTGTGTGAAGAATGGCGGCAAGTGTTTCATAACATTTAAGTAGCATGATGTTTTTGAAGAAGATTATTTCACAGTTATGGCTTGTGGCGGTCTGTGTCGTGCTTGTCATTGCGCTATATGCGTCAATCAAGCAGACGAATAAGTATCGGGCAAAGGCTGAGACATTTGAAAGAACGGTGTCAGACCTTCACCAAGACATTGACGAGACGATCATTCGCATGAATGATTCCATTAGCCTATACCAAGCAAAAGTAAGGAGCCTAACGTTCTCAGAAGACAATCTGAAGGTAAGGTATAACGATTTACTCAAGGCTTCAAAGCTAAAGGCATCAGACGTGGGTTCGGTGTCAAGCATATCCTCAGTCACCAAGTCAACAGACACGATAATAGCAAAGGTCGATACGTTTGGTGGAATTAGGGCGAATATGCAAGATAAATTCGTGAACATTGATGTTGAGGTCAAACCTGACAGAAAAACTATTATAGAATATAATATACTTGACAGTCTTTCAATAATACAAGTTCAGAAACAACATTCTATACTATTCGGCTTGTTTAAATGGAAAAGCGTTGAGGAAACAAGGGTCATAAGCCATAATCCAAAGACGAGGATAGTTGGACTTGAGACCATAAATATTGTACGATGATGGACAATAAGAAAAAGGAGAAGCCCGTCATAGGGCCAAACAATATAAGAAATGTCGGGAGGGATTCTCTCGATATGTTCAATTCGGTCAAATGTAAAAAGGTTGGTTTTTAGTTAGATAATGCAATTTTTATACCGTCCCGCTGTGAAGCGCGGCGGTTTTTTGTTGTGTTCTATTAATTATAAAACATAAGAAATGGCAAAATTGGAACGACCAAGAGGTCTTACTATAAATTTCAAACCCTCATTAAGGCAATACGAGGTATGGAAGGCACTCCAGCCTAATCATTGTGACAAGTGTGGCGGCACGCTTGTTATGAAGCCGTGTGGCTTTGACAAGAATGGCAACGAGATATTCCAGCCTGTATGCAAGGATTGTGGAAACACTGATATTGCGGAACAGGTTCTTTGTGGCGGTTCGGCAGGAGGTGGAAAGAGCTATCTTGGTTGTTGTTGGCTCGTGTCAAGCTGTATTCAGTTCTCAGGCATCAGAATGGTGGTTGCACGTTTGGTCAGGAAAACCCTTCTTGAAACAACGTGGCAGACGCTTCTTGACGTTCTTAGACAATGGGGATTGAAGGAAGATGCAAACTTCCATATCAATAATATGGCATACACCATAACATTCTGGAACGGATCGACAATCATAGCCATGGACTTGACCCCAAGCCCAAAGGACCCAGATTTCAACTCTCTTGGATCTCTTGAAATAACAGGAGGGTTTATTGATGAGGTGTCTGAGGTTTCAGAGAAGGCGGTGGAAGTGCTTGCCTCACGTATTCGATACAAAATAGCTGACACGTTTGTGGTGGGTAAGTTGGTGATGAGTACCAACCCTTGTCTGACGTGGGTTCGTTCTACGTTTGTTATGGACGATGACGGAAATCCTGTTACTCTTGCAAAGGGTCTTAGATATATTCCGTTCAGCCTTTTTGATAATCCCGATGAGAAGTTTAGGGCAATATATTACAATAAGTTGAGCAAGCTGCGCAACAAGGCAGACAGGGACAGGCTTCTGTATGGTAACTGGCTGTTTACCGCAAGCAATAAGATGGCTGCATATTGGAACTTTGATGGCGATGTTCATCTTGTTCATAATCTGAAGGAGAGGTATTATGACCCATATCGTCCGCTTATTCTCAGCTTTGACTTCAATGTCAATCCGTATATGAGCTGCCTCCCAATACAGATAGACTACGACAACAAAATCGTCAGGATATTCCCTGAGTATATCGGCTATCCAAAAGACAAGAGAAACAATACTCCTTCGTTGACACGTTGGATTGCCTCTCAGCTTGTACAGGAGGGGCATATTGGTGGATTGTTGCTTACCGGCGACCCAGCAGGTGCATCACGTTCCACTCAAACGGAGGAGGGTGTGAACAACTTCACGATAGCAAGCAAAAACCTCACAAATACAATTCTGAAGCCGAAGATACAGCTGTTGAGCAAGCAGCCATCTATGACCACCAGACTTGAGTTTATGAATGAACTATTGAATGGTTATGATGGGTGGAGAGTTCAGATAGATGCAAGGTGTCACAGGCTTATTGAGGACCTGGTGTATCAGAAGAAAAATCCTGATGGTACAAAGGAGAAAAAGAAGATTCAAAATGACAATGGTGAGCGAGTTGAGAAATGGGGTCACTTCTCAGATTGCTTTGACTATGCCATGGTCTATTATCTTGCAAAAGAATATACGTCATACAAGACAGCAAGCGTTGATGTAGTGACAACCATAGACAGCAATGAGATAGTTTATGGAGAATTTGACTATTAATAATAAAGAGTAAATAATTATGCCGTATTTAAGGTTTCTTACAGATAAAGACTACATATCAATCGCCACTGACGAGCATTTTCGTCAAGTTACGAGGGACGTTCCTGAAAGGGTCGTTCAGGCGGAGCAACGTGCGGAAATGAATATGTTGGAATATCTCGACCAGTATTATGAGATAGAGAAAGTGCTTTCGGTCGGAAAGAATATCCGAGAGTACAGCCCAGCCATTTCATATCCGGCACAAGTCTTTTTCAGAAAGGGTGAGGAAATATTCAAGACCCTTACACGCATTAACGGCATCAAATCGCCTACGAAAATTGAATATTGGAAACAGGTTGTTGACTATATCGACCCTTGTCTTATCGACAATGCCCCAAAGTATTCACAGCTTCGTATGTATGCAAAGGGTGATGTCGTGATGTTTGGAACAGAATATTGGCAGTGTATGGTGCCACATGGCTTTGAAAGCGGTGAGATACATATACCTGGAATACAGGCATGGAAGGAAGCTGAGGTTACAGAATGGAAGCCTCTGCTTGAATGGAAGAAGAACGATGTCTGTTCTTATAATGGCGGTTTTTATCAATATTTTGTAGAAGATAAGGAGGAAGGTGATGAGACAGAAACCACAACCGCTTCAGATGAAGTGCTTACTCCAGACGATGACGAGTCTTGGGGCCTGATTGGAGAATATTCCAAAGATTATGAATATGACAGTTCTGAAGGTGTGTTCGACTATGTGGTTGCTGAAGGGACTGTGTTTTATCCTGTGCTTAATCCAAATGCTGATGCTCTTGTTGAAGGTGAGAACATCACAAGGGACGATCCAAGAAATATCAACGTTGTCGCTCACATGAGCAGAATAGCGTTGTACTACTTGCATCAGCTCATCAGTCCTACAAACATTTCAGAAACAAGGCGTTGGGCATACGAGGATTCTATGCTTTGGTTGCATAATGCCTCAAAGTTGAAAATAAATCCTCAGCTGCCAAGAAAGACAGACAGCGAAGATGGAGAGAAAAGGGTTGATTGGGCATTGGCCACATTCCAAAAATCTTATGACCCACACGAAAATCCTTGGTTGATTTAAAAGATTCTTATTCTTAGCTTTAAATAATGGCAGGGGCGGTGAACTCAGTTGATAGCGAGTGAGCCGCCCTTTTTGTTATATATAGTTAAAATCAAAAAAATATATATATTCAAGTGTTTGAAACTTAAATTTTTTATATATATTTGCACCCGAAAAAATGCAGATTTGTGCGTAAAATGTGCATGAAATTTGACTAATTTAATGACAAAATGCTGCATAATAAAATGAAAACCAATTAGATAAGTGGATTTTGGAATAGTCCCCCTCCAGCTCCACAATTTGATTAAAGCAGCTTTACCCTGTACACTATGGGGTTGGCTGCTTTTTCATTATCTAATTGAAAAACAATGAGTTAGACTACTCATAGTCCACACAAAGTGCTGTACACTTTGTAAGGTTAGCAGCGTTGAAGGTCATTGTCAGTCAGACGATTTGCATTGCTTGCTACACAAAGATGCCATCGTAAACTGATTAAAATCAACGTATTATGGTAACAGTAAATTATCAGACATTCGGGAAATGTGCATTTCAACTAAGGCTCAGAATCTACAAGGATGGTGAGACCAAGTACATTAACGTAACCAAGATGCTGAAGGGTTCAATCCAAAAGAAGCACTGGAACAAGAAGAAGCAGCAGTTCATACCGAGCTGTCCGTTCAGCAAGGAGAACAATGAAATGCTTGTCAAGTTCCGTCAGCGATATGACGAGGCGGCAATAGGTTGGAACGGCAGCGTGTTTGGCTTGCTTGCCTCAATGAACGGAAACGGCGAACAGGAAACCGAGGGCATCACACTAAAAGGCTTCATTGCCAAAGTGATTGATGACCTCAAATCCGTAAGGCACAGTGACGGAACCATCAAGGGCAGTTACGAGAACTATGTCAAGCTCGACAAGAGGCTTGATGAGTTCTGCAAGTACAAGAAGATTAAGTATGACAAAATTCGGCTCTCAGAAGTAAACGCTGATTTTGTGAACAAGTTGTTCGATTGGGTGCTTAACGTCCGAAAGGGGGTAGGATATATCTATATATCCAAACAGATGCACTCAGTGCTGATGAAGGCAGACAAGGAGAATCTGTTAGACTGGAACAGCTTCAAGAACTGCAAATGGTCGAAAAAGAAGCTCGTGGGCACTCAAAAGTACAATACCCTTACAAGTGACCAATGCAGACGTTTTATAGCCCTGAAGAAGGAGGAATTACCTAAAAACATGAACTCAGAGCTGTATCACGATTTCTGCACGTTCATTTTGTTTACAGGTCAGTCTGGCTGCGATGCGATAACACTGAAGTATTCCGATATAAAGAACATAGGCGGTACTGACCACTTCATATTCAAGAGGCGCAAGATTGCCGAGAAACAGACAAACCCTTGCGCTGTCCCTATAAATAATATAATGTGGGAAATAATGAATAAATGGAAGGCAAGGTCAAGGGACGGTTACATATTCCCTATCAGGAACAGGCGTAAGATGGAAACTCAAATCACCAACAACGGTGACATCAAGCATTTCATCTGTAGGCTCAATCTTTGGCTCAAGAAGGTCGGTGACATAATCGGCTGTGAATTTCCGCTGCATACGTACACCTTCAGGCATACGGCTATCACCCACTACATCAGTAAGGGTGTTCCTGTAATATATGTAGCAAATCTGATGGGTACGAGCGTGAAGAATTGCGAGAGCATATATTACAATAATCAAGGCGACACTGAAAGTCGTGACAAGGTTCTTAATGCAATAACGTTCTGAAAAAGTGAGAGGGAGGATATGGCGCCTCCCTCTCTGTTACCCGAAAAAACCAACCTTATTACCTATATATTACCTATGAAAAGAAAATCGTTGCGGTGGGTAGGACTCGAACCTACGACCTCAAGTTTATGAGACTTGCGAGCTACCAACTGCTCCACCCCGCGATATTGGGCAACCTTACTGCTTTCATCACATTGCAAGGCATTACCACGATCGCCCTTATGGATATGCCTCACCTTCGTTCAACATAACGAAACAGATGCAAAGTTAGACTTCCACTATATAATAGTAAAATGGTCTTACTTAGCCTTCTTTTTCTTCCTGTAAACTAATTGGAAAGACACTGAACCTGAGCGTGGATACTTTTTACAGTATTCCTCATACAGGTCGCTGTGACACTTTCTGAACTCTTCTACGTCAAACTTATGGACTATCGTATCTTTGGTGAGCGATGACATTGTAAGATCACTGAGAATGGTATCAACCCCTTCAGCCTTCATCTTGTCTGCCACTGTCTTGCGAAGTCCAGCGAGTTTGCTTTCGATTTGGTCTTTTTGGTTTACAAGCTCAATTATCTGAGGTTCCAGTTCGAGATACCAATCAGGAACCTCCACACCTTTTAATTGGATTTTGTCGCTCTTGCTTGACATAGTACTGTCATTTTCTTCCGAAGTCAGCAGGGATTTCTCCCCACTGACGGTTGTCCCATTTAACGACTTTGATTTCATCTATCCAATGGGCGATTGAGCGGAGATATATCTCAGCCTTCATCAGCTTTGGATTTCTCTTGCCAGACGCTGTTTTCTTGTTCCTGAACCAGCTGATTGCCGTAACGCTGTCCGAGAATATGACCTTTGGCTGATAGTCGTTCTCGATGATGTACTTGACGGCCTCCACTATAGCAAGGAACTCACCTATGTTTATAGTCTGGTTGCCCAAGTCCTCATAGAATACGCATTTTCCAGTTTTGAGGTCTATCCCCTGGAACTCAGTCTTTCTGTTCTTGGTGGAATGGGCGGCATCTACCGCAATGCCTTCGTTTAGATTAACCATAGTCGTAGGCGGCTGTTAGTTCTCATCGAAAAACTGTTTGCTGGGCTTGAACGACGGAACGTCTTTGGCAGGAACAATGATGGTTGTTCCCTTCTGAATGTCGCGTGCCTTCTTCTCTGCACGATGCTTCATGGTGAACGTTCCAAAGCCTCTGATAGAGACATCATCGCCAGATGTGATTGCTGACTTGATTTTGCCGATTACGGATTCAAGTACAGCGTTGACTGTCTTTTGTGGTATGGCTACCTCTTGAGCTACCACATTTACCAATTCTTGTTTTGTCATTTTGATAATTGTTATTTTTTATTGCTTTCATCACCTGAAATAAAGTCCGGCAATTTGTATTTTCGCCTTTCTTCATTCGTAAGTCTGAAGTATGCTTTTGCATACTCCACCATTTGCAGCTGCTTGTCATTCAGCATATCATTAGTGACAAAGGTGTTTGCCTGTAACAGCTGCTTGTCCTTGTTCCACTGCAATAAAGCCACACCATCATTGACGGGAGCGAATATGTGGACCTTGTTGCCGAACTCAGATTCTGTTTCTATCCAAGTCGTTCCAAGATTCCGTTTCACATATATGCCCACCAGGTCCTCGATAGTTTTGGCTTCATTCAACGCATTTCTTAATGCCCAATCACATATCTTCAGCATACGCTCCTTGTACCGTCTGAAAAAGTGCGGTGTGAATATCAGGGCTTGCTTGCTGTCTGCATAGAAGGCTATGGCGGTCACTCCTTTGAACGTGTTCATGAACCCTATATGGAAAGAAGAGAACTCCCATTGTTTTGTAAACTTGGTTTTTCCGTTCTTTACATAAATGAAAATTCCAAGATACCTGTTGCCGCGCGGTGTTTTCAGAGGTTTCGTGATTACCACGCACGACTGCTTTCTGCGCTTGAACAGGTGCTTGTTCACATATTCGGATTCATCAAACTGAAGCGCACGCTCTTGTATGAATGGAAGGTCTGAGTGATATTCGTCAAGCAGTTCATTGCTCGACATATTGTCCGTGAACATTGCTTTGGTTGTATAGCCTCTTCACAATGCAAGCTGAGTCGAGGAAATCCTCAGCGGTCTGGTTAGCGTCAAGGAGGTCGATACGCTTTCTGAGATTGTCGGCAATAGCCTTAATGTCCCTTTGGCGACGTTCCTTGCTGTCGGGGTTGTAGATTATCACCTTGTTGCCGAACTTGACAGTGACCTGGAATATGTTGTTCCTCGCCTTTGTATGGATACTGGCCTTGAACTTCACTATCTCAGCTGTCTTTGCTATGAACCCATCGTTGTTGTTCATAGGTATCAAGGAGCAACTGTAGAGTACATTTGGAATGATGCCTTTTGCGGCAGCCGGGTCAACGAACACGATTTTCTTCTTGCAATCGTCGATTTCACGGCAGCCTCTCCAGCTACCATTCTGCTTTGTTACTAACCCGTAGATACGAGATTCAACTCCGTTCAAACCTTTGTTGAACTTGATGTTGGTTTTGATACGTTGTGCCATTTTTATTACGCTTTGTTATTAATCAAAATTATGGAAACAAAAAATGCCCCACACCAATTTAATAGTGTGAGGCACGCAATATAATTGTTAATATGCGGTTAAAAACCTAAAAATAGAGTTAATAATCAATGAGTTTGTCGTGTTCCATCTGTTTTACTGAAGGTATTTCAAACTTTCCACTGTTGTTTCTCTGCTTGATTATTCTGAAAGGTCTGTCAACGATGATGTCGTCAATGCAGTCGGTTTGCCTTGTCTCGATCGAGCCGTTGACCTTCTCAGCGACGATATACTCGTCACAATCTTTTGTCTTGTTATATACTTTGACTATCAGGACTTCATCATCCTGAATCTTCAGATAGTACCATAATTCTTTAATTTTTAGACCGATGTTCATAATAAAAACTGCTTTAATCAATTAAATCTCCATTGTATCCGCAAAGCAGTTGGAACAAAGTCCACCTGTCCTTGTGGAGCATTGCTTGCTGATACGTATTCCGCACCTTGAGCAAAAGTGAATCGACTCGTTCCGTCCGTGAAGGATATTGCGAAGCGTTTTGTTATTGATGTTGTATTCACGCTGTAATGCCTTCATCACCTCTGGGAAGTTGTAATTCTTGTCTTGATGCTCAAGCCAGTGTAATCCACTTGTCAGCCTTTCGTAATCAGCACGAATGATGAGGTTTCGGATATAGTTAGTGTCAAGCAGCCTCTGTGAGTTCAGTCTCTCAACAAGTGCCTTGTCGAGGTCGAGGAGATCGCTCGCCTTCTCTATATCCTTCGGTCTCAGTGTGTACTTGATTGAACTGGCGATACCCATACTACTTTGCCTTTTGGAACGTTATGCTCAATACAGGCTTGTACTTGTCGTCAGGCTGTATTCTCGCATAGTACTCTGCAAGAAGGTTGATTACGACACGGTTGCTTTCCTCATGTGTCATCTTTTCCCAATCGACCTCCATTTCATCAGCGAGTTCCTTTGCGGTCTTGTAATACGGATTGTCATCTTTCAGTTCGTTGATGTCGTAAGGGGCGTTGTCGCCAAGCAGGAAGTCGGAAATCTTGAAAAATTCCCCGATGGCTTTCTGCGACTGTTCAAGCAATTCTTTCTTTGTTGCCATAGTGATAATTTTTTAAACGCTGCCTTCATCATCTTGAAACAAAGTCCAACTTACAGTGGAGGACTGAGCAAACGGCAAGAAGGGTGTTTATTGACAGTGGAGCCTGTCCGTTCTTGGGAGCCGTATAGTGTACCGCAGTCATACGGTAAACGAGCTTATGGTCAACCATATATCTGTCCATCAGCATTTTTATGACATTATGCACGTCCATTATATCGTCAATGTCGTAACACTCGTCAGTATTGATGTCAGTTATAGCGAACTGAAGGTCAAGTCCGTTGCAATATGATATGAGGTTCGCTACCGGATATGAGCTTCTTCCCTCAGTAATTGAGGCTATTGCATATCCGCTTAATTCCCCATGATATTCCCTGTCTTTGGTTGTACTTTTAATCCTTGCTGCAAGTTGTTCTTTAGTCATCTGTATATCACACTGTTTAGTGTATGGATAGCGTCAATGACCGTCTGCTTAATCTTTCCATAGTCATACTTCTTGCTCTCGCCAAGCTCGTCGATGGCTATCTCAAGGTTGGAGTTAACTTCACCAAGGTCTGAGATATTGTCAGCCATATCGGTTGACCTTGCGGACCAGGCAAGATTTTCTGGAAGGCTGTCAAGACAATCGTCCTCTTCGTCCATACACGTTTCCACCTGGCTTTGCGCGTCCTTCAGGATTTGCATCGCCGCTTTCTTGTCAATCGGGTCTCTCAGCTTCATAAGGCCCGCTATGACCTTTCTCAGTACGTTTCTTCGTTTCTTGTTCATTCTCTTGAGGTTTACGATACTGATAAGTGCTGCAAAATTATAAAAATATTCGCAGTACGCAATCAATATCCAAATAATTTTGCTAAAAAATTGTTTTTTAAACGACTATTTAACATTTGTTGTGTTTGGATAGTCGGTATTTCTGTACTTTTCAAGCATTTTCTTGAAAGCCTCAGTCTTATCGAACCCACAACTTTTCATAAACTCAGGACAGAAACCACGATATACGCAGGTTGGCACGCACTTGTCGGCAAGCACGGGGTCAACCTTCCGTATTTCTTCTATGACTTGCTTCCAGGCAGCTCTTGTCTCAGCCGAAGCACAACTGCAAAGTCGGACTTTACTGATATTGATTATCTGCTGTGCATTGACTGTCATCGTCATATCATTACGTTCGCCTTGCAAATGTTCGTCTCTTGGTACAGAAGAGCCTGTACGGTCAGTACGCTGAGTGTGGACGAATTTCTCGCAACCTATGTGATGACGGACAAAATGTACAGTAACCCATTGCTGAATGTCAGTCCACGTCCATTCATACTCAACAAGTCTTATGGGCGAGTGTTCTGATAGCAGCATTTTCGCCTTCCATGAATCTGAAGGCTCTTTGTCGATTGGCTGCTTTCCGATTGTTCTTCTTGCAGCATTGAGCGCACGGCTCCAGGGAGTAACTTGGATTAAATGTTCTACCTTGCTCATAACCTACATTATTTACGTCTGATAGTGACACTACCCATATTGGTATGGGCATCACCAAGTACATCGCCACATTCAATACTGCCCATATTGGTACGGACATTGCCATTCACTTTGCCGCTAACACTTATGTCGCCACAATGCGTATGTACATTTCCGACGTCACCAGTAACACTGATTTTTCCACAGTTATCTGCTTCAATCTTGTCAACGTTTCCTTCAACATAGATGTTGATTGTCTTGTCGTTGCCTTCAGTATTGGCAAATTCGTCAAGATCGACTTTCTTTCCACCGATGAATACTTCACCATCAGTGATGACTATGCCGCCTTTGCCGTTTACAACAATTCTTTTTCCGTTTTTAGTGATAATGTTCATAAAACAAATTTTTAAGTGAATAATTAAGGGAGCCATCGCATTGAAGGCTCCCATATACGTCAAAAAGACAAAATGAGATAATAACACACGTTAAATGTTACTTCTTCTTGCCGCCAGTCTTGCAACCACTCTTGCAACCTGTCTTGCCGGTTTTGCAACCGCTCTTACAGCCGCCTTTCTTTGCCATAGCCCCACACCTCCTTTCTTGACTTTTAAGTTAGACTTCTTGTTCATACTCTCAGTGTTTTTATTTATAATAGTACCACTTGATATATTCTGCAAAATTACTGATGCAGCAACGCTCTCAGGTCATCGAATTTCTGGGCGAGTGCAGTCGTTTTTGAGAAGTTGAGATACTGCATAGCTTCAGGAAACTCTTCAGCGCAACGCTTTTCTGTTCTGATGGAAAGACAAAGAGCATTGGAAACCTTATCTTCATAATCTCTCTTTGCATTTTCCAATGACTCAAACAGCTTTTTCGCACCTTTTACCTTTGCGAGGTCATTGTGCGAAACTTTTATCTCATTGATTACAGGTATCGGTATCGGAATATGGTAAGTGTATATCGAGTCATTGCCATCTGATATATATATTCTCATGCTCTTCTCAAGGTATGAGGAATATTCTCCCATAACAGCAAGTATCGGAGCTGGGATATAAGTGCGTATTATCTCAGCAACCAATGACTTAAAATCGTTCTTAGCCTTCTCGATCTTCTTGTCGTAGGCTGTTGCTGCAAGCTGCTTTGCAGCCTTGTCAGCCATTTCTCTTGTTATTCTTCCCATAAGTTTAATTATTTTCATTATTAATATTGTTATTATAATTGTTCTTCCAGCTAACAAAACTTTTAACCGGTATGTGGCTTAGTGGAGTATTTGGCTTATATCCATCAGGAATACAAGAACCACCATATACTGTTAGATAATCCATTTTTACTAATCAATATTATGCTCGCCCTTATTGAGAAAATCGTCAACGTATGCCCAGATAACAAAACTGTTCTTGTACCTTTCGGTTTCCCACCATTTAGTATCCCATATAGCGTCCTCTTCTTCATTGACCACCATCCATTTATGATAATAATGAGAGTAGGCTATCACCGCATGGTTGCCTTGTGGATAATCAATAAAGGCATCGTGCTTATTGTTATTGATTTCCAAAGGAGCTTGGTAATTTGCTAATTCAGTAGCAAGCTCCTTTGCATTATCTGGAATAATCGGTTTTACGAATAAAACGGGTTCTTTATGAGAATCGTCTGCGGATTTGAATCCAGCCTCAAAAGCCCTTTTTATCTCAAAATAGAATCCGTTTTTCAATTCCTCAAGGCTTTTATGTTCCTTGCTGAGATATTCTTTAAGGTATTTTTCTCGATATTCTTTTCTATTCATAATTTAATCTCCTATACTTTTAGCAGTTCTGAGATTGCGAACCAATGTGTTATATTAGCTGAATATTCCCATTTCCAAAAACCGTGTAATTTATACATTCTCTGTATATAGAGGTTATGTTCATCATCTTTTGTAAGGAGCTTCTGAGTGCAATTAAATTTCTCCAAAAGAAGCTCTTTGTTGTTATAGGGCATACTATCCTTGACGCTTATCCAAGGGGATTTGGGATTTTCGTCCGACCACTTGCAGCCT